AAAGACGGCCTCACACTCTCCGCACCATTGCGCCACGGCCTCCAGGTCATCACCGCAGACCAGAGTGGACCGGCGCGGGTGACGGTGCTGGGGCGGACGCTGCAGCAACTCAATCAATACGCCGAGTGCGATTCACTCACAGGATGGACTACATCTGCCGTTACATTAGACACATCTATCAAACGCTACGGCGACGCAAGCTTTAAAATGTTCGGGACCGGAGCATCCCGGGCTGCATACAGGGACATTGATCTTGATGCAGCAAAAATGTACGTGGCGGCTGTGGATGTTTACGTTGTGCGCGCCGTAATATTGCCCAACATTGCCGTGTATAACAAAGGTGGGTTTAGCAACGGTGTATTTAAACAAATTAACCCGTCATTACTCGACCAGTGGCAAACGGTCTATGTCAAGTTTACAGGGCGTCCGTCAATACGATTATTGATTGGCCTGTTATCAGGAACTGACAACTTCGATGCTTACTTCGATGGAGCGGATTTATACGAAGTAGACACCGCGCTGTACAACGCTATCGGCACGACAATTACGGAGAGCAATATCCGTGATTACCTGCCACATGTAAACGGCATGCAGTCGGTGGCGCTGCCTGCCGTAATCAAGACGGGTAAAAACCTGTTAAAGCCATTAACGGAGCAAACCATCACATCCGGACACACGGTAAGCTTGGTGGACTCGTATACGATGGATCTCACTACCAACACCGCAAATGGCAATGCCTATTTTATAGTCGATGTACTGCCTAACACTAACTATACTTTGAGTATTAACAGCGGAGCAGGCAGCACGTACGCTATCTTCGATAATGCGGCAAGTTTGTCAATTATATCTGGATACGCGACCACACCAAGAGCGTTTAATTCCGGTGCTAACACGACGATTCGGGTGTACGTACGCAATACGTCGACTGGAACGGTACGGTATAGCGATTTTATGCTCATCCTCGGTACCGCCGCAGACCTGCCGCTGAGCTTTGAACCGCGTAACGACGATTATACCGTCGGCGTCTCGGACAGCGACGGTAAGCCGCTGGAACTGCACGGCGATCCGATTAGCGGCGTGTATGACCGCTTGGACTTTACAGCGCAGACGGTGTATCGGCGGTTCAAAAAGATAATGCTGGACGGGTCGTTACCTTGGTCCTACGTGGATGACTACGTAGGATTTAAGCGTGTGCAACTTCCGTATACGTCTCTACCCGGATTAGTAGCCGCGGTTACGCCATCCAATTCGCTTGTCACAAAATATGACGGTAAAGTCATAACGCAGTCGGACAGCACAATAACGTCCGATAGGTACAATACTCGTGTGCCTTCGGGGGTCTCATACTTAGTGATTTCTATATCCGACGCTGACAGCGGATTTGGAGAGGGGTATACCGCGCTCGATGCGGAGGTGCGCGCAACCCTTAACGGTTGGCAAGCGAAGACCGTAGACGGCAACGGCAAGCCTACGGCATGGCGCTCGCTACTCACGCAGGCCGACGCGCCGACACAGACGCTGGCTTACGTCAGCGCCAACAAAGCGGCGGGATGGACCGGATGGGCGACGTTGGTGTATCAGCGGGCGCAGGGCGTTGAGGAGTCCGTCACCGTAGAGGGCGCTATCTCGATGCATAGCGGCGGCAATCTGGTCGAGCTGGCGGAGGGCGTTATCGTGCGCGAGCTGGCGAATCCGGCACTTGTCGCTGGCAAGTACGTAATAAACGACGGCAATACACCGAGTACGCTGCTCAAGTATCGTAGCGCTCGGCTGCTGGGCGTATATAAAGGCGTTGATCCCGCAAAGGGAACGCGCGTCAATGACAACTTTTACAAAAATCAGCGGTTTGACATACAGCCTGCTGATTTTGACCCGTCCCAAAAATACTACGTTACTTATGTAGCGACCGATAAGCAAAACATGACCGCAGCGGCTACGGACGGCCGCGTCGAGTACCCCGGCAATCCCGGCAGCGCGGTTAGCGCCTTGTCGCAAGGACTGGCGGATGCTCAGACGCAGATTGCCGTACACAAATGGCTACTGACGTGGGATGGCGCATTGCTCGAAAACCTGCGACTTGACGTTGATGCAGACAAGGCAGCGTTCAATACGCACCGGACGGCAGCGACGATGGATCATCCGCCGGGATCGGTCGGCACGGATCACCTCGGCAGCAAGATCGTGACTGCCGCTAAGCTGGCTGACGGAGCTGCGACGGATGTGGTGATCGGACAGCGTACAGTTGACGATACGGTCGCACTGCCAGCGACTACGAGCGGGACGATTACGCAGATACTCAACTGGTTCGGCAGCATGATCAGGCGGATTACCGGCGAGGCGAAGTCGTATAACGCACCAGTACGGAGTATCCGGCAGCTGTACGACGAAAAGCTCGATAAGGCAGGCGGGGCGATGACTGGCATATTGTCATTGCCGCAAATCACCGGTACAGGCGCGTCCCTAAACTTTCACGGCCCAACGACAACGTATCCGAGCGGAGCGGCAGCGGTTAAAGTCGGCAGCCTACGTGCGACAAGTAACTATAGCGACACCACGCCATCTTCCGAAGGAGTTGTTTCCGCATCAGTCGAGATAAATACCGAGGGCGTGTATAAATGGCAGGGTAATACATTGGCGCCAGTGCGATATAATGCGGGCGTGCCCGAAATTTGGAATGGAACGGGGTGGCAACCAGTGGGCGGTATAAAAGCGGTACAGCGCGGGGTCGCGTCTATGGCGTATGACCAGGTTCAAATCGACATTACCATAAGTCCTGTTAATCTAAGCAAAACGTTTACGACGTTTACAAACTCGGGTTCTGCCATTAGGGTTTCTGGCGGTGACGCGTCGAGAGAGGTAATAAAGGCTAACCTAATCAACAATAACACCTTGAGGATAACGCGGCGCAATTCAGGCATTAACAGCGAACTTCCGCTGGAGTTCGCATGGGAAGTCGTAGAATCCTATTAAGGAGGGCGGAGGAACAATGGATTATAGATACGCACAAATCGACGCAAAGGGACGTGCTTTCAACGTCTCTTTTTTGTCCGGCGAGATCGACGCTCCTGATATGATCCTTCTTGGGCCGGAGGATGACGTAAAGCCCGGCGACATCTATGAAGACGGAGTATGGACGCCAGCGCCTCCTGTGGAGCCTCCTGAGCAGCCGAGCGGGCCGACGATGCGTGAACAAATCGAGCAGCTACAGGCTGAAAATCTTAATCTCATGCTCGCGCTTACCGAAGTGTACGAACAGGCCGAGGCAGACAAAGCGGCGCTGCAGCAGGAGAGCTTACAGACCATGCTAGCCATGACCGAGCTTTACGAGATGATCAATCCGCCAACTCCGGAAGGAGGCGAGTAACCATATGGCAGCGATCTATTATAAACTGATCAAGCTCGGCGCAAAGACGATCGAGCAAGTACCCGTTAACCTACGAGATGACGTGCAAGCCCTACTGGATGCCGATGTTTAACCGGCTGATAGTCGGGCTTTTATTATGGCTTTGGGAGGGAGGTGATACCATGGTCACTGTATATGCGACGCTGATCGTAAGAGGAGCAAAGACGTTTGCTCAGGTCCCGAACAACCTTAAGCCGGCCGTGCAAGCTGAGCTTGAGGCGCTTGGCCTCGGCACGGACGGGAAACCGCTGCCGGAGGAGCCGGTTAAAGAAGAGTAGTATCCATGCCCCGAGCAATCGGGGCTATTATTTTTGTCGCAGAGAGGAGGACCATGCGTGTACAATATCAATCGTTTTGGCGTAAATAACGGGCGCGTCATCAAAGAGGATGGCACGACCGTCAATGTAGGCGACCTGCTGGAACAGCTGGCTGCTGGCGGAGGCGGGGGTGGAGGAGCATCCGGTGAGAACCCGTTTAATACACAATCAGGCCAAACTGTTGTATCCATTAACGAGACATATTGGTCCCGCCTAGCTCGGCATGCACGCCCGATATGGGCCATCGTCGAGGGGAACGCAACGGGTACGAGCGGCAATATGTCTTACAGCGTATCGTACAGCGTCAAAGAGGGATATCTGTTTTATCCCAAACTCATGATGGTGCATATCGATGTGGATGGCATAGTCGGGATCAATATCGACATCGGATCGTTTACCACGAATAACAGCAAGGAGCTTAAATTCAGCATCCCCACCAAGGCTGCTCAACCGTCCGTGCTCAGGATGGATTTCGACGGCGAGATATGTGTCCAGGCCGGAGGCAAATGTCAGGTGGGGTCAGCAACAACGGTCGTCGGCAAGGTATACGGATACATTTACGGATATGAGGTGAGCCGAGATGTCTAAACGAGGCGGGCGTTATATCGCTCTTGGCAGCTCCAGCACCTATAACACAGTCACGGATTATCGTAACTTGTACCCTTATATCATCCGTAACCGCATCGCAGCTCAGTATGGCGCCATTGAGCATCGCAATATGGGGTGGAGCGGCGCAAAATCCACCGACATGATTAATGGCATCCATCGCATCTCAAACCTTGAGGCCAATCTCTTTACATTGCAGATCGGGGCCAATGATGCAACGTCGACCACGCCGGTCATTAGCAAAGAAACGACACGAGACAATAACCGCACCATTATCCGCCGGCTTAAGCAGACCAACCCGGACGCTGTCATAGTCGTAGTAACGCCCCACACATTGGCAAATGCCGACGAAGACAAGTATGCAGCGTATCGGCCTTATATCATTGAGGCGGCACAGCTAGAGGGAGTAGCTTATTGCGATACATCTACAGCGTGGACAAAGGCTGCGGCAGCGACCTATCTCGCAGATGCGCTGCACGCCAATGATGCCGGGCACGTAAAGGTCGCGGACGTGCTATGGCCGGTGGTGCAAGCAACTGCTGCAACATGGCTGCAAAAGCTTGGATAGGCCCCGGATACGGGGCTATTTTTAATGCTCGGGGGAGTGGAGGGACACATATATGCCAGTGGATGACATCAAAATGCTGACCGAGCAGATGACCGGCGTCCGGCTTGACCTGGCTCGGCTGGAGACGAAATTGGACGCGATCAAGGATCTCAGTAAAAAGGTCGAGGAGATCGACGACCTCGCCAAAGAGGCGATGCAGAGCACCAAGGCTGCACACAAGAGGCTGGACATGATCGATAAGGTGATCAACTGGGCCGGGACGACGATCATCGGCAGCGTGCTCTTGGCCGTTATTGCGTTGGTCATCAAAAAGTAGGGGGATGGGTATGAAGCTTATTGCTTTGGATAACGGCCACGGCGCTCAGACGGCCGGCAAGAGGACGCCGGTCTTTCCGGATTCGACGCCTGTGATGCGCGAATGGGAGTTTAACCGCCGCGTCGTGCAGCTGCTCAAGATCGAGCTCGAGCGCTGCGGATTTCGAACAATTGAAGTATCCCCGGGAGAAGCCGACACGGACCTGATGCTCCGCACCAAGCGCGCAAATGACGCTGGTGCGGATTTTTATTTGTCCGTGCACGCCAACGCTGCAGGCGGCAACTGGAGCTCGGCCAACGGGATCGAAACGCTGACTGCCGTATCGGGAGATGGACTGCGGATCGGTAAGGTGCTGCAGCGGTATCTGGTCCAGGCGACGGGACTGCGTGACCGCGGCATTAAGGATGGCACTTGGCTGGCAGTCGTCAAATACACCAAGATGCCGGCTGCGCTGGTCGAGTGCGGGTTCATGGACAATTTGACGGAGGCCAGGCTGCTGATCTCTGAGACGTACCGCCAAACATGCGCGGTCGCGCTGGCTAAGGGACTTTGCGAGGCATACGGTGTCTCCTATGTGCCGGACGCCCCGGAGCCAGAGCCGGACGACCGCATGCTCGACGAGGGTGTCGCAAGGACGGTCATCGACACATGGATCAGCAAGTCGTGGTTTGACACGTCGAGCGCCGAGCTGCGCGATCGATACCATTGGCTGGCCGACGAGCTGCGCTATGCATCCGGCATCCTACTGCCCCACAAGTCGCTTGCGGGATGGGTGGCCGATACGATCATCAGCACATGGATGTCCAAGTCGTGGCATCTGGCTTATGACGCAGGCTCGTACAGCGAGGCCAAATACATCGGCGACCTGGCCGACGCGCTCCGGATCGCAGCCGGGTTGCTGCCTGAAAACCAATAAGAGAGGATGTATGTATGATGAGTCAACAAATCACGGAGATTTTAACCCCACTTGTCCTGGCCGTCCTGACGGCGCTTGTCAGCGTCGCAGCGGTCGCCATTAACGCAGCCAAGGATCACGCCATTAACTGGCTCAAGGCGCGCACCAACGCCGCACAGCAAGAGATCATCGGAAAGGTGGCTGTCGAGGCTATGGCATATGTGGAGACGCTGGCGGATATGTACCAAGGGCGGCAAAAGCTTGAGGAAGCTGTCAGCTACGCGGCAAACGAGCTGCAGGCCCGGGGGATAGCTGTGTCGCGGGAGAAGCTGATCGGGACCATTCAGAAGGCTTGGATGGACTACAACAAGCCCAAGGAGTTTGTCGTCGAGGAAAAGCAGTAGTTCAGAAAAAAATGCCCATCAGCTTATGCTGGCGGGCATTTTCTTTGTTTTTGGGTTACTTGCTCAGCTTAAAGAGAATGTACTGATTTAGAGAAATTCCTTCCTCATCAGCCTTGAAAATGAGCTGCTGATGGAGCGACTTCGGCAACCGTACTAAGATCTTACCGCTAAAATTTTCGTGCGGCTCCGGGATCGGATCGCCATGCTCCAGTTTAATCTCGATGTGATCCTTCAACACTTCCTGCAGATCGGCATAAGCTTCCTCCCAGGTATCCCCGGACGTATGGCATCCGTCAAGTTCTTTCACGTTGGCCCAATACCGGCCTTTAGAATCTTCCTCCACACGGCGGACTTGGAACGTATACGGTAAGGATAAATAGTAAGCAACATCCTTTTGATTTTTCATAAATTTCGGCATATGATAAAGGGAGGAAGGGAAGAGGGGATTTCTCCCCTCCGGCTACTGCCCTAACCTTTCGAGCGCGTCCTTGACGGCTTCCGGGTTAACCGGATTCTCGCGCTTGACCGTTGTCAGAAGTCCTTGTGCATTCCGGAAGTGATGGTGAGAGCCGCGAACTCTTACTTCACTATATCCTGCATGCTCAAGGGCTTTCTTCAATTCGTTGAAGGTTATCCCTTGCTGACTCCTTCTCATCTTCTCGATGAGCTTCTCTATCTTCGCCATTTCTCAACTCCTTTCTATATATTTATGATATCATATATAGTATCATTTTTCAATAACAAATTGACTCACAAAGGTAATGTTCTCTTGAAAAACAAACAAATGTTCGTATATAATAAGAACAAATGTTCTATTCGGAGGCGAACAGTTATGCAAAAATATGTTGGCCATGTTGTCGAAATTATCTACCTTGGCCGAGATGGCAAGATTACGCAGCGCAAGATCGAGATCCGGGGTGTCGCCGGGGGAGTCGTTAAAGCCTACTGCCTACAGCGTAAGGCGCCTCGTGTGTTCAGGCTTGATAGCATCCTCGCTGTGCAACCGGTGGTGTCCATGCATGCTGTCTGACAACGAGCGCAAGGTGCTACGAATCATATCTGCCTCGCTGCGGCTATACCGTCGAGAGCCTACAGTGGCGGAAATAATGATGCGATCGGGCAAGAAAAGAGCGGATGTCTTGTCCGTCTTAGGCTCCCTCAGCACCGCGGGATACATAGAATGGTCATCGCATACCCCTGATGACATCCGACTGCTTAAAGATACCGATGAACATCTTAGAGCGCCCGTAGCGCGGCGAACAGACTATTTTATGGATTGAGGTGGTAGGCATGGCTGGCAAGCTGGAGGAGAACGGATTATGGGAATCCAGTAGGATGATAATTCCCCAGCATCGTGATGCTGCGGTAATGCAAGAAAAAGAGAGCAAAAAGCGGAGGCGACCTGAGTTGGACGAGCAAGAATGGGAACTGATCGCCCAAGTCTTGTACGAGTCTCGGGCTTATACGCTCCCCTGCACTGTGACAATCTTCGAAGTTTACGAGGACCGACAGGTGACTGGGGTCGTCGAGCGGATTGATACGGCTGGCGATCGCCTGCTGCTGGACATCTCCGCGGGAGAGGCACGGGATATCGAGCGTATCAAATTGTCGGATGTGCTCAAAGCAGAACGGTCTTAGGAGGACATAGGCACCCCCGCGGCGAATAACACGATGGAAGATATTACTGGGGGTGTTTGTGTGCGGAAAATAGTCATAGTCATGATGATGATCCTTGTGCTCACCGCGTGCGGGAAGCCTGCTGAAACGGTACCTGCCGTCGATAGTAGACAAACGATGATGAACGATATCCAGGTATATTTGACCAGCGCGAAAACGGGGAAGACTGCGGCAGCAGATGCTGGGAAACTGATCCGAGCGACCTTGCCGAATTATAAGGGGAACGACGCGGAGAAGTTTAAGGAGATCGCGGATAAAATGGATCAGAACAAAGTGGATGAGGTCAGCAAGCTCTACCAGGAGCTAGGAGGCAAATAGGGAGAGCCAGGTCTGTTAGTGGACCTGGCTCTTTTTTATGGCGATCGTGGTCAGTACGACCTTGAGGTTATAAGCGATGTGGAAGATGATCGGAACCATGAGGCTGCCGGAGGTAAGATATAACCAGCTCAGAGCCACGCCGAGCAGGGCCGTGTCAATCATACGTTCCACTCCCTGCTGGAAGTGGGCTAAGCCGAACAGAATGCTTACTGCAATGAGCGCGACCCAAGCGGGCAATCCCCAGTCTGCAAGGAAATATTGATAAGCAAACCAACGATACATCATCTCCTCGGCAATACCGGTCACGAAAGCAAGGATGCTAAACACCACGAGCCCGCGGGTAGTTTTGGGAAACGTCTCTCGCTTGCCTACATACTCCTTGGCAACCGCAGCACGCATCCTAGGACTCCTCCAGGTCAACAGCAACGGCACGACAAGCATGAATGCTTGATAAGCGACAATAGACCAGAGCACCGATTTCACGATCAATGGAGCGTCGAAGGAGTGGGGGGGATGAAACAGCTCGTCGACCGGTCGAATCTGCATTGTTGTTGCAGCGGCGCCTATGTATAAAACGATGAGGAGACAGTATACTCGAACCTTTGACTTATCCGTCTTGTCTCGAGCGAGGTATCGAGTGAAAAGCAAGCCTGCAAAAGGCAAAATAAAGACAGCAACTAATATAAAAATATGGTTCAAAACAGCACCTCGCAATCATATATTGACGACCGATAGCGGTCATGGTACTATTTTACTAGATTGACCGATAGCGGTCAATGGAAGGAGGATATCATGAAGGCGGAGGACCTGCAAAAGATCATCATGGGAACGGAACAAGCGGCCGAAATGTGGGGTCTATCCCAAGACCATATAAAGAAACTATGCCGGCAGGGTAAGTGCGTGGCTGTCCAAATAGGTAAGACATGGGTCATCGCGAAAGGACAAGAAAATCCAAAGAGTAGGCGGGGAGAATGATTTGTTGCTTGAGACGGTTTTCAGGGTTGTAGTCACCATCCTATTTGTTTCATCGGTCGTATTGTGCAGCTTCGCTATATTTCGCATGATCATTGTACCCAGCCAAATCTTCACTATAGCCGCGGTTGTAGGGATCACGAATCATTACTTCAAGTTTGTGATAGACTCCCCCTTTTCGATGCTTGCTCAGACCATCGTCTTCACGATAATGGTTATGGTGACAAAGCGGTATCCTGCTCTGTACGCTCTCCTTGTCACGTTTACCGGATCAATCATTGTCTCTTTGATCGATGCTCCAGTAACGATCCTGGCTATGCAAACAGGGTTTGCTGCCGTTGAGGACATGCGTAATAACCTCTTGGTATTCACGGTGCTGCATATTATCACTGGTGCGTTGCTTGTCGGAATATCCACGCTGCTGATACGATTGAAGGCAGGGTTTTCCTTCATCATTCGGCGATATGAAGGTAACTCCATATTGCGGGCGTCAAATTTCATCTGGGCTTCCATATTGCTTGGGGCATTACTTTTCTTCCAGTTTACATATGCAAGGCTCCCCGTGCTCTCCATGCACGGATACATACTAATGCTGATGGCAGCCACGATGCTTGTAGTACTATGGTACGCTATCCGGCAAAACTATAAATCAGCCGAAGCACGGAAAGGGCGCACACTTACATGACATATGTCGATAGATTTGCAACATACTTGGCCGAGTCCATCAGGCATAATAAACCAGAATCATCGTCCGTAGCTGTGCTGCGGTACGCCTTGATTGCACTGATAAATCAAGCGATAACGATGGCGATTGTGCTAGTAGTCGCCGCAATAACCGGCGACATTTTAAAAGCCTTGGCCGCGAGCCTTCTGTTTCCGCTACTGCGTAATTACAGTGGCGGTTTTCACTTTCAGAATGCGACCCTATGTAACTGGATAACTGCAGCTTTTGTCCTAGTCTCTGTGTACGTTCCTGTTGATTTTTGGTATAATGGGATCATACTTTCGGGTGCGACGGTTGTCATCTTGCTGCTTAATGCCCCGGCCGGGATCAAGAGGAGCCGCATTGATAAAAAGCACTTTCCAGTTTTAAAGCTGGTTGCCGTTGGCATTGTGAGTATAAACTTCTTTCTGCAGATTCCATTCGTATCGGTACTGTTCTTCATACAGGCACTGACTACATTCCCGTTTCTGCAGCGTATTGTAGATAAATTAAAATTATAGGAGGCACATAGAAAAATGAAAACGATTCTTGCAAACATCGGAGATAGCATCTGCACATTCTTCAGCAAGCGTCTGGCGACAACCGGCTGTTGGTGGGGTTGTCATCGCGAAGAAGCTCCGGACGAACTGTTCAAATAAAACGAAAGCGGCCCCGACGAAGGGCCGCTTTTCTTATGCTCGGGATGCTGCAATCGTACGGACGAACAGATCGGCAATGCGCTTTATGTAGCCGCGGTGCTCTGCTTCAGCCCGTTCGTATACCTCTATGTCTTGTTTGTCCAGTGCCAGCCCGATCCCTGGATGCATTTGATGATGCTTGATGATCAGATAGCATGCTGTTTCTTGCAGCTCGATCGGTATGTTGCTATTGATCAACATAATATGCCGGTTACTCTCATCTTCCCGCAGATACAACCCACAGATGGCGTCACCGACGTTTGTGTCGTAGTGTTCAATCCCCATATGCTTGGCTGCCTTAAAAGGGCAACGCTCCCCGATCTCTTGATAAAGTGTTTCGATTTGAGCATCTATGTTCATTGGCTCAGTTTCCTTTCAGCACCGACCCCGACCCCACGCGTGTCAGCTGCTCTTTGATTTTGTGATATTTTGACTTTGTATTAGCAGGGATAACTCGCAAACCCCGAGCGATGGATATTTCCATGACAGCCTGAGTATGTGCCGCAGCAACGTCGCCGTAAAGACTCAATTCGTTCGGTTTTGGATCGAAATAGAGTCGCCCGCGCCACTCATCATAAACCTGCGCTTTAACAAAGTTACAGACGTTCGTACTATCAGTAGAGCGGAAACCTCTGTGGAACCATGCTTCCTCGATTTCTTCTTGGTTACGGGGCTGCCGGTATTTTCGGCCGTCCTCCGTTTGGAATACAAGACCGCGCCTATCGCTACCTATGATCAAAATGGACTCACGATTTATTTCCTTCACTTCCCCTGTGTCAATATCGACCACTGGGATGAGACTCACATAGATGACTTTTTCGTCGGACATACCAGACACCCTCCGTCCGAATAACACATTAATTTATATTAGTCAAGAATTTTATTTCCGGATATTCCGGTCAGACTGTTCGTGTTTTGTTCGCTTCAAATCTACGTAAATAAGACATAAGATAACTATAAGACAAATTCCTTAACTCCAAACGATGGCTGAATGGGTTGCCGCCCCAGCCGTTTTCTTGGGGTATTTTTTTGTTTTTTCGACTGATCACCTCCTCAAGGTTCCTTTGTGCGTGATTTTTTGGTACGATGTACCAGTACCTTAAAAGCTAGGAGGCAGCCTACCCAAATGCGTTATAAGTTGGGAGATTGCCACTTGCACGCGATTTGGAAGGAGATTGGCTGGACCAACCAAGACTTTGCCGATACCCTGGGGCTTTCGCGCCAGCAAGCGTCCGACTACGCTAATGGCAATAAAAAGATGGGTACGGCTCTCTTGCTATCTTCTGCAAGAGCGATGGGAGTAGATCCCTACAGGATCTATGATCTCATTCCTAAAGTCAGTCGCAAGGGGCAACATTCAACGGAGAGCACCGAATAATCGGTCTCTTCTGGGGAAGTTGTCCTACTTTTAGGGTACAAAGTGCGTAAAAAAAATCCTCATGCCCCAAAAGATGAAATATGGGCGATGTAGGAATCATTATAGCACGGACATTTGCATTTTTTACGTCATTTTTGCGTCATGATGCAATTCTAAAGGTTTTTTTATAATTGATCTCCTTATTTTGAATCTTTGAATACAAACTCCAAGAATTTCAATGCATGAGCAATGTCCTCTTCCTTCACTTCAGATTTGCCTCTAATAAGGGCTTCTGCTTCAGCAAGGAACTTCTCTTTTGCGCCGTCTTCAACTCGAGTTTTGTCAAAGAAATGCTTTTCGGCGTTCTCGCGACCAAGCAGGTAGTCCGTGGTCACGTTAAAATAATTAGCCAACTTAATCAATGTTTCGTAATCCGGTGTCGCCTTGTTGTTCTCATAATTTGAGATATTGACCCGACTCGAGCTAATGATCTCTGCCAACTCCGGCTGTGTGATGTCCCTCTTGGTGCGCAAATCTTTGAGTATTTCTCCAAACGTTGCCACAATCAACCTCTCCTCAACAAAAATATAAGACGTCAAGAAAAATTACTCTTGCGTCAATAAAATTTACGTGTTATTATTCGAACATAGCCAAACGAAGACAAACGTAACCTATCGTTAGGCTATGTAATCAGTATTAACAGTTTAATTCGTTATAATCATCCAACGATAAGGTAAATCGCTTCTTATTTATAAAGCGTTACTTATCGGTACAAGATGATTATATAACGTAATTAAAAGTTACGCAACAGTAAATTTTCTGTACTCTGTGCAGGAGTCTATTTGTTATGCGCCTCGGGTAAAAATTATGTGCGTAAACGTCAAGAAAAATTACGCGAAGGAGGTGAGGGGCTTGTTTATACAGTTCAAAGACCTAGATAAATTCAACGAATTTTTGCTCCGTAATGGCTATACCAGGTCAGACCTGAGCAAGAAACTTGGAATCACCACGGTAGCATGCGGAAGGATGCTTAACGGTAAGTTGTCTAAAATCTCCCCGCCTATGGCTACAAAAATTGCGGGTGTGCTCGGTCAAGATTTTGATGACATTTTCCAAATTGTTAAGGAGGTGCGAGCTGGTGGATAGGAGATACCTTGCAAGGCTGGCCGAGGCAATGATTACCGAGGCAAAACAGATTAATCCTGAAAATGCTTTGGAGGTTGCAGTTGCAGAGCTGGAAAAAGCATGTTGTTCAGATGTTGACAAGGAGCGTGAGTCGTATGATCGGCATTCACCCGGTACATCGTAAGCTGGCCGAGTTCGCCCAGATGAATCTCCAGAAGGACGGCAGCATCGTCCTGGACGTACATGACAGAGTAGTCCTCCTGAGACTGCTCAAGCAGAATCTCGAACTGGTCCAAGAACTTGACGGATTGAAGCAGTTAGCCCACCAACTCCATTTGATTGGAGAGATGGAATGGCATCAGGAAGTACGCAGCCGCATCGAAGAGATCGAAACAAAAATGATATGAGAGGGGCGGTCATCATGACAGCCGTAGCAGTAGTTAATTATCACCTCGGGCCGAAAGATGAAGTAATCGCAGCAAACCTCCGCTTGGTCCACCATTTTGCGAGGAAATATTTATCGTATGGTCGGCGGAACGGCGTAGAGTACGACGATTTGTATGGTACCGGTTGTGTGGGATTGGTCAAAGCGTACAACAAATTCGATCCGGAAAAATCAATGTTTTCCACCTATGCCGGCACATGGATCAAATTCGAAATCCTTAGACATATCGAGCGGCATTCTGGCAGAGTAAAGATCCCAAGAACGACGTTGGAGTTAAGGCGAAAAGCTCAGAAGTTAGGATTAATAAATGAACCTGTGGTTGAAATAGCGAATCGATTGGGCTGCTCATTAAAGGCTGCGGAGCGGATCTCAAAGACCGAAATGACCAGGGTTACGAGCATCCATGTGCAGTTGGATGAGGAGCAGAATATGACCGTAGAGGACATGATCGGCACATCAGATGACTTAAGCGAGATTGAGGTCAGAGACTTTATGAGCCAGTTGCCTGCTCGGACCCAAACGATAATCAAACTGCGCATCCAGGAGATGACTCAGGCGGATATCGCTGCTCAAGTAGGGCTCCAACAAGTCCAGGTAAGCAGGATACTCGCCAAGATCAAGCGGCAAATCCTGAATCATGATGGGAGGTGAGGACGCTCATGAACGCACTGAGCATGCAGCAGGGCAGACGTTGGATTTTAGCCGTCAGCGGGCTGATGAAGGGAGCTGATGTACGGCGAGAAACGGCCAAATATCTGCAAGAAAACAAAAAGAGCCGAGCATAAGCCACGGCCGATAAGAAAATCACCTAACTGCATTGTAGCACGCATTTTTAGCCAGGCCTATTATTTTTTTGCCAAAAACGGGATTTTGACCTTGAAAGGAGCTGCGGAATGCCTCGAATTATCCGATTTATCGAGCTGCAGTTGATCAATTTTACGACCCATCGAGAGTTGACGATGACATACGGCCGCAGCAATTTTTTGAGCGGCAAGAACGGCGAGGGTAAATCCTCAATCGGTACGGCGCCGGCATGGATATTCTTCGGGACGGATTTGGCCGGAAAGACATATGACCCGTCGCCGAGCAATTATGAGTTTGACCGTGTGTACGCATCCCTTCTGCTGAGCAAGGATGACACGGAGCACAAATTCGCCCGGGAGATCAACGACAAGGGCAAGAACGTATTTTACGTCAACGATGTACCGCAGTCGGCCACAGCATTCAAAGCAGCCGTAGCGGAGCTGTTCGAGCAGGATGAGTTCTTGTCGCTCTACTCACCAGCCTACTTTTTCACCCAGCACTGGACAAAACAGCGGGAGCAGGTCATGCGCCATGTGGCGGCTCCGACCAACAAAGAGGTATTCGAGGCTATGAGCCGCTCTTCCCCAGAGCAGCCGGCTAAGGATATCGTGCTCAACCCGCATGCTGCCAAACTCAGCGAGCTGCTGAAGAAGCACAACATCGATGATTTGCTCAAGATTCACAGCGGCAAAGACGGCCAGAAGACGAGGCTGGAGAAACAGCACCCAGCCGCGCAGGCCAGGACCAGAACGCTTAAAGAGCAGTTGGATCGGTTGCCGAAGGGTGAGGTTGATCTGCAGGAGTTGAAACAGCAGGCAGACGCACTGCTTGAGCAGATTAAGGCCGAGGAAAAGGTCCTTGCATCAGCTGATGAGATTAATCGGAGAATCAACACTCTGGGCTTCAAAATCCGGTCCATGTACGACCAGGCCGAGCGCATGCGAAATGAGTTCATGCTGGTGCATGAGGAGCCGATCCTTGAAGCCTGCCGTACCTGCGGGCAGGCGTTGGACGATGAGAGCCGCAAGAAGTCGGAATTAGCGAAGTTTGCCCGCAAGGTGAAGATCAACGAGGACAGAAAGGCCGTAATTGCTGAGCGAAAAGCATTGGAAGAAGAAGCCGCCTCCCTTTTCGCAGTCGACATCACGGAGCAACTGCAAAAGGTTCGTGAGCTGGAGCAGCAGCGGGAGCCGATCGCCGAAGCCATTCGCAACCAACTGGAGCGCACCAGACTGACGTCCGAGGTCGAGAAGGCCAAGGCCGCCGAGGAGAAGACGCTCGCCGACCTCAAGGAGTCTATATTCATCCTGGATGCGGTCAAAGCGTTCAAGGCCAAAGAGGCTGAACTGCAGGTGAGCAAGGTCGATGCTTTATTCACGACTTTGAAGGTACGGCTGCACAACTATGTCAAATCGACGGATTCGTACGAGCCGACATTCGTCATCCAGCGCGACGGCAAGGATTACGGCCAGTTGTCGGCAGGTGAGAAGATTGGCGCTGGCTTGGAGATTGCTGAAGTGCTGTTTGAGCAGTCAGAGCTTATCGTTCCATGCTTTGCTGACGGCATCGAAAGCTACACCGGGCGATTGGCAGTTTACGACCAGCTCATCACCGGCCGCACGGTGCCGGACCAATCGCTAAAGATCGAAACGAGCCAGTCATAATGTTCCGGGGATTTATATGGGCAATGTCACTTTACGGTTATGTGCTGGCAATAGGCGTGATCCTGTGGTTGGTACTCAAATAAACGAACGGAGGATGTCAATGAGTCAGGTAAAGGAAATAACTGCGGGGTACACATATACCAAGAATCTGGGGAACTACGAATCACTCAAAATCGACGGGTCTGTAACGATCACCGTGCAGCCCGGTGAAACTGCTGAGGAAGTTACGGCCAAGGCATACAGCGTCGCCAAACAACAGGTAGTCAACGGACTTAAAACATGGGGAGCAGGTGTCGGACGATGATCAGGAGCGTCGAGTTTGCAGATTTTCGTGGGCACCCATCCATCGAGCGTAACGACTGCATCGTGCTTCGTCGGGTGGAGTATGTCGGTTCCCTGAATGTGAATATCGCGTTCCCTTTTCATGAGGACACTCCGAATTTCACCCTTACCGTTCCAGAAGCTCTAACGCTGCGGAATGCGATCGACGATATGGTTGCGATCAAAATGATCGGCGAGCCGGCTCCAAACTATCCACATCGCATGACGGCTGTCAGCGAGCGGGACATTACCCGGATCGATGCGCTGCAGGAAGAATATCCGCTTGATAGTGGATTCGATAGATCGGCTCGGGATGCAATTCAGCGGGTCAAAATTATACTGGGCATCGCCCAAGGAGGTACGCGATGAGCGCAAACAAGTCACTTCAAACGGTCAATACGCAGGCGCTGGTAGGCAACTTCACACAAACTGAGCTCGACACCCTTAAGGCCACGATTGCCCGCGGGACAACGAACGAGCAATTTGCATTGTTCGTCCAGACATGCGTCAGTGCAGGCCTGAACCCGTTCCTCAATCAAGTATTTTGCATCGTCTACGACGGTAAAAATGGCCCTGTTATGAGCATCCAGATTGCTGTTGAGGGTATTGTCGCCATCGCAAAGAAGCACCCCGAATACAAGGGCTTTATTGCTTCAGAGGTCAGGGAAAACGATCACTTCAAGGCCAATGTGGCGAAAGGCGAGGTCGAGCATGAACCGAACATGATGAGCCCCGGGAAAACGGTGGGTGCTTACTGCATCGCTTACCGCGACGGAATGCCAAACATCTTGGTAATCGTCCGGAGCGATCAGGTTGAGCATCTGGTAAAAGGCCGGAACGGGCAGATGTGGAAGGACTATTTCGACGACATGATCGTCAAACATGCGATCAAGCGAGCTTTTAAGCGCCAGTTTGGCATTGAGGTCGCGGAAGATGAGTACATTGGCTCCGGGGGCGGAGATACCTTGCAGCAATACGAACCGCAGCGCCGGGACATTACTGCTGAGGCGGAGAAAATTGCTCCCGAGCAACTCCCACAGTCAAGCCAGCAGCAGAAAGCAGACGGTCCGACTCCAGCGCCTCACGATCAACAACAGCCCGACCCGAAGATCAAGCAAGCCCGGGCTCAGATGAGCGCAAAATTCAAGGAGTTGGGAATCACAGATAAAGACTCCATGTCAGCATACATCGCTCAGCACGGCAAGCTTAAAGGAGATACGCCGACACTCGCGGAGTACAACGCGCTGCTGAAGATCATGGACCTCCATATTCAAGAGAGCAAAGCGGCGGCAGACGCCCGGCCAGATGATGATGATTTACTCGACGACGAACTGTTCGACGCCATTAAATAGGTGACGACGCAACCTATACAGATTGACCTGTTCTCGATGCTCGATCCGTACCCGGTGCCAGCTGCCATAGCGGTGCCGGCAGCTCCGGTCCTGAACGGATTTTACTATGAGCGATCCAGCGACATGTTCGTTTCCTTTGCCCAAGGGCGCCGACACTACGAGATTCCAGCTAGAGGCTGCGGCCATCTTAAAGCGTGGCAGGAACGGTTGAAGCGGGAGCGCGAGATTTGAAAGGAGAATGAACGATGTTGGATAGACTAAATGATTTAGATTGGCAAGAAGCTTTCGGGGCTGCAGGAAAAGAGGTAGACACAGAGTTGAATGGCAAGCCTGTAGTCGTCCAGTTCGCTTCCCCTGTTTCTACAACACCATTCGACCGCGAGGATGTTGCAGAAATTATTGCAATCTCGGATGGGGAACACAACGGGGAAAACTGGTTAGGGGTATTTCTTCTAAAAGATGGACGATTTGCAACGATCGACTCTGGCTGCGATTACACAGGTTGGGGATGCCAAGAATGGGGTGTCGCCGAAGTGGCTGGATCGCTTGAGGAGATTGTTCGATACGGTCTATCTAATGAGCAACGCACACGATTAGGTCTATTTTTGCCCGGTGGTACCGAGGAATGAAAATCGACATCCTCGCATCCGGCAGCGCGGGCAACTGCATCGCCCTGACCGCCAACGGCAAAACGATCCTAATTGATGCCGGAGTAGCGAAGACAAAGATCGAGAAGCGGCTGCTCGAGGCGGGCATATCGGCCCCGGACATAATCGGCATTTTTATCACTCATGCGCATGCTGATCACGTCAAAGGCCTGCCGCTGGCTGCAAAGTACATCATCCCCGTCTACGCGACGGACGGGGAATGGAAGTCCATTCGGGAGCCGGAAGACCATGACGGCCTTGTGCGGCCGGGGAATACCGTGATGAGCAGCTCCGACGGCTGGGAGGTTGCAGCATTCAAGACCTACCACGACAGCTACGAACCGGTAGGATACACGGCGAACTGCGACGACTACAAAGTCAGCATCTGCCTAGATACAGGCAAAGTGGACGATGACATGCTGGAGGCCATGGCCGGCAGCCACGCCATCATCATTGAGGCAAATCATGACGAGAGCATGGTCGAGCAAAATGAGCAATACCCATCAAGCGTTAAAGCGCGCATATTGTCCGATATCGGTCATTTGAGCAATGAGCAGACGGCTGCGGCACTGTCCCAGCTAGTCCGGGGCCGGGGGGAGCGGATATACCTGACCCACCTCAGCAGCAATAACAACATGCCGGAGCTTGCCCGGATGACGGCTGTATCTGCGCTACGACGGTGCGGGTTTACGGAAGGCAAGCATTATTATCTGGAGGTGCTTTAGGTGATCATTCGTATCCTCAAAACATTCCCGCACACTCGCGGCGATTTTATCCATAGCGGCACGGAGGTATCGGCTCGAAAATCGTTGACTAATGACAGGGCATACCAAATCCTCGAAGGGGTCCATATTGGGGCAGAGATTCCAGACCATCAATGCTATGAGGTCGATCAGGAGGTCGTACATCTCCAAAATAAAATCAACAAACTGTCCCTCGAGCTGGAGGAGAAAAGAAATAGAATCTCCCAGTTGAGCAAGAAAGTCACCGATTACAGCTTTGACCTGTCGGAAGCAAGAAGAGAACGTGACCTCTTACTGCAGCAGATCGAGCGCAGCATAGATGAGCTGCCGCAGCCGAGCGATGCAGAAGTGAAGGCGGGAATCAGCAAGATTTTTGACGAGTGGGATGCGGATCGGTCGTCGGGGCGCCCGATGGATGATGACCTGGAGACGAGGATTATCAGGTTCGTTCGGAGTGTTTACTTCCGGTAAAAGCAGGTGAGGGGAATGGCTAGTCCCCAGAAGGAGAACGGCTATACGGGGATCGCCAACGAGATCCTGGACGAGACATGCAGGTTTAATTTTAACGGAGCTCAGTTCCGGATCATTATGAAGGTTTGGCGAATGACTTACGGGTACGGTCGCAAAGCACATGAGTTTTCGCTGACATTCCTACATGCCTCAACCGGCATATCCGAGCGGACAGTCAAAAAGGAAGTGGCTGCGCTCGTAAAGGCAAACGTGCTGATTGTAACTCGGAAAGCAACCAGTACGACAGCAAGGATGCTTGCCTTCAACAAAGATTTTGACGCCTGGACGATTCCGAAGGGAGGGGAGCCGGTGATTCAGGGAGACCTTTTTGACGACTTAGGGGGGAGCGATTCTTCCCCCCACAGTAACGAGGGGGAGGGGAGCAATACTTCCCCCCAGGGGGGGAGCAATACCTCCCCTCAAAGTAACGATTTTCCTTACTCAGGGGGGAGCAATACCTCCCCCATAAAAAGAAAAAAGATCTTAAATAAAGTATTTAAAGAAAATGTCGACTACTTTGCAATCTTCTACTCTGCATATCCACGACGGATATCAAAAGCAGCCGCTCAGAAAGCATGGTCTGCACTCGAAAAGAGCCCAGACTATGATCCGGAGCTGATCATCCAGAACACCCGCAATTATGCCGAGACATGCAAACTGTTGGGCACGGAAACCAGGTATATCCCGCATCCTTCAACCTATCTCAACCAGAAGCGCTTTGAAGATTATAACAGCGTAGATCCCGAGGGCATTACGGCCGGCTCGGGTGGTAACAAGGTCAGTGACAATATGGATTTCCTGAAAAATCAATTGGGAGGCGGTCAATTTGACCAGGGACGAAGTGGCGCTGCTGATGGCGAAAGCTTCCGCAGCTTACCCGGACAGCGCTCCGAATTTGAAGAGGAACCCTGAAATCTTCGAGCTCTGGGTCGAGAGGCTGGCCGACTTCGATGCTCGGGAGGCACTTGCCAACCTGAATGATCACATCGACGAGAGCGAGTGGTTCCCTAAAATCGCCTCAATTAAGCGGCAACGGGAATCGTACGTCGATCCCGAGATTAGAGCGAGAAACATCCAGATTGCACACCAAGATTGGGTAGCAGCAGGCAACGACCCGGAGGAGTTTGTATATGAGCCAAACAGCGGAAACAGCATTAGACGACTTACAAGCTGAGCGATCCGTTCTAGGGGCCGTATTCCTCAAACCGGAGGTCTTGGATGATCTACTCTTCCTGGAGGCGCGGGACTTCTACTCCAAGAAAAACGAGCTTATATTCGGGGTGATGCGGTACCTGCACGGCAAAGATATCCCGATCGATCTGCTGACCGTCACGGAGCATTTCCAGCGGCGTGGCCGGTACGACGATATGGGCGGGGTAGCATACATCGCCGAGCTAGCACAGTCTTGCCCGACCGCCGAGAATGCCCTGTATCACGCTAGGATCGTGCGCTCAAAGGCACACAGGCGCAGGGGAATCGAAGCAGCAAGGGATATCGTTGAGATTGCGACAGGCGGGGACTATACGGTGCAGCTCGTTCCTAATAGTTCCCTGAAAAACAAGCCTGCTGAGTTCGAATCCGACGAGGACTATTTCGCAGCAGTCGAGGAGAGAGTCTTCGACATCCGGCCGCAAAACACCTCGAAGATGAGAAGTTTCGCGGATATGAGGAAGGACTACTTCGACCACCTTAAAAGCAAAGCAGCCAAGCTCCTGACTGGCGTATTCAAGCAATTTGATGAGTGGGCCATGATCTGGATGGGATGGCTCTACATCATTGCTGGCAGGCCGGGGGTCGGGAAGACTGCTAAGGCGTTGCAGCTCGCATATGGCATTTGCAAACATAACGCTTCAGCTGGCCCCGTGCTGTTCTTCTCCCAGGAGATGGACGAAACCGAATTAATCGATCGGATGGTCGCCATGTCAGCCGGGGTCAATTATAACCGGTTGATTAATAAGGGCGGGCCGGAAGGCTTCACTGAAACCGAGTGGAAGCGAATTAACGATGCATATGACGAGATCGAGCGGTTCCCACTCTATGTCCAAGACAGCGCAGGCGTAACGATCGACGAGATCCGGGCCACAGCTCGCCAGTTCAAGAAGCGGTACGGGAAAATCGCTGCGATCATCGTCGACTATCTGCAGATCATGGAGATCCCCCTGCGGGGCAAGAACGAAAACCGGGCTCAGGCTATCGGACGGGTGACTCGTACAGCGAAAACGATGGCTCGGAACATGAAATTCTGCTTTATCATGCTAAGCCAGCTTGACCGCGAGGTAGACGACGGCGAGCCGAAGCTCCGACATCTTAAAGAGTCCGGATCCATTGAACAAGACGCCGATGTCGTTGAGTTTTTGTATCATGGTGGGGATTATGAGAACGGCGCAAAGGTCATACAAAGCATATTCGCGAAAGGCCGGAACGTCGGCCAGAACCGATTCCGCTTGAAGTTTGAATGGTGGCTGCAGCGATACGTTGAGCTTGAAAAAAAGGGCGGTGATGATGGTGGCAAAACTGGAGCTCCAAACCGAGGAGCAGGCGGCAAAGGCGGCGGCTCTAAAAAAGGAGCTTGAGATCGAGCTGGAGGACCCGCTGCTCGAAGATGACGAACGGGAGAAGATGCAGGCCAAGGTCAGGAGACTGGACCAAGCGCTGGACGAATACCGGGTCCGTAACGCAAAACCTAAAACGTCTCCCGTTGACGAGCAGCCGCTGCCGCCTCCACCGAACGAGGCGCCGCCAGCACAAGCAGGGCCTGCAATTATCCTTCAAGAGGCCGCTCCGCCTACCGTCGACCCGCGGCCCGACCTGGCCGACGACATGCACCTCTGGCATGTACTGCTTAAGATGGCAGCAGAAGATGACCAGCGAGCAGGACGGGTGTACGGAGTGGACGACAACACGCTTTGCGGTGTGCTCAATGGTATCCGCTGCGGCGGTACCCGGATCAGGCCCGGAAAAAATGGCTGGGTTATCAGGCCCGACATTGACCCATCTGGCCATACAGCCTGGACGACACAGGAAGAATACGACTACATTAAGGCGCGGTACCTGCAGCCATGGGTCAGCCAAATTGCTGGACTGCTGCAGGAGCTCAAGAGCACTCATCCGCTGCCCGGATAGGAGAATATGCGTGGAAGTGATGAATATACCGGTCCAGCTCAGACTGACCGACAGGGGCCCGGAGGAATGCCGGCACCGCTTGCTGCAGAGTCTCGATGATCTGCTCCATGAGGTGAGCGGAAGCGAAGTCGATAAGGCTCAGGCTGCGAAGTATCTCTCGGCGGTAAATCAGCACTTAATTGACTATTTCATGGCGCGCGGAGTGCTGGCATACCCGGCCGAGGATGTGGCGGGGAACGTCAATGATTTTTTCGGAAGTCAGAACCCGGAATGTGCGATCACATGACTTGCCGCAGACAAAAGGTGCGATTGCAAGGAGGTCACATGTTTGAAAATGACTAGAGAGGATTACCAGCGGGCAAAGGCACACGGCATCTCGGGACCAACTCTCCTGAGACGAATCCAAAACGGTTGGGATAAGGAAACAGCGCTCACCCGGCAGCCAAGAAAACAGGCGGTCAGAGACGAAGCATACTATTCATGGCGCGATGTCGCACTCAGCAATGGTATAGGCAAAGAAACCTACAAGAGCCGCATCTATGAGGGATGGAGCTATGAAAAGGCGGCAAGTGAACCTCTAAGGCGTCGTGTTGAGGAAGTGCCTCCTATTGATCCCGATGAGTCAGTTGGTCCGCAAAAACGATTGATATCAAAAGAGATTCACCGCCTCGCCAGATGTAACGGGATACCACGGGAATTGCTTTTGGAGAGAGTATATCTCCAAAAATGGAACCCGATAAAAGCGGCGACGGAGGCACCATAGGGAGGAGATAGCATGAACCCTTACGATTATTACATCACGCCCGAGGAGTATAAGCAGGCTGAGGCAATTGGCATCCGTCCCACATTACTGGAAGCAAGGATTCGCCAACTTGCATGGCCGAAGGCGAGGGCATTATCAACTCCGCCGCACTCGAAAAAGCCGCTTAAAGATTGGGTCGAAGTCGCCGCTGCAAATGGTATCTGTTACAGCACTTTGCGGTATCGGGCTAACCGACTCGGATGGGATATCGAACTGGCTGCTACGCAACCTCTCCAGGATCGCAGCGCGCAAGCCGTTCGGGCGCATGAGGCCAGTCGGAAATATCCGGTCGAAGCACTGAAAAAGGCTATTGAAAACGGGATTCCGGAGCGAACATTCCATCGCCGCATGAAAACCGGATGGGACGCCGAGGAAGCAGCTACCCGTCCGCCTATGACGCATCGGGAAGTGGGCCTGCTGACTAAATCAAAACGGCAATGGAGCAGGAATCTCCTGAAACGGTCTAATTGGCAAGGCACATACAGTGTCAGACAATCCAGGTGATCAGGGGGAGGAGATAGCATTGGGAGTCCCCCGTATACTGCACGGAGACTGCCGCCTCGTAATGCGTGATCAGCTGCCGGCGAGGCATTATCACACCTGCGTCACGAGCCCGCCGTATTGGGGCCTGCGCGATTACGGCGTTGAGCCCAGCGAATGGCCGGAGGTCATCTATACGCCGATGCCCGGGCTTCCGCCGATTACGGTCCCAGCATGGCGCGGATGTCTGGGGTTGGAGCCTACGCCGGAGATGTTTGTCGGTCACATGGTGCTGGTGTTCCGGGAGGTCTGGCGAGTATTGAGGGACGACGGAACCCTTTGGATGAATTTCGGAGACAGCTACGCCAAGGCCGGAATATCCGGATTAGGTGATCCGACGATCGGGCAGCGCAACCTTGGGGGCATGAAAGCCATCTCCAAGACTATTCCGTCCGGACTCAAGCCGAAGGACCTGATCGGCATTCCGTGGCGCGTCGCCTTTGCCCTCCAGGCAGACGGATGGTATCTCCGGATGGACAACATATGGGCCAAGCCTAACCCGATGCCTGAGAGTGTGGCGGACCGGACGACCAAGGCACATGAATACATGTTCCTGCTGGCCAAGTCCGAGCGCTATTACTACGACAAAGAAGCGATCAAGGAACCGGGTGTACAGGATGAATGGGCAAATGGATTTCGTGGTGGTGCTTACACGGGAAACAGCACCTTCGACAACAACCAAGGGGGGAAACGAACGGTTCGGGGGAATTTCAAGGTTCCGGCAGGCTGGGACACAGAACCAGGGTCGCACGGCACGATTCACCGGACCGGGAGGAGCCGGTCAAATTCATTCGCCAGGAAGGTTAAGGAATCGCCGCCGCCCGGTCAGCCCTCGCAGCATCGAGAAGAGCGTGAAGAAGTGGAATACAGCGGCATGCGGAATAAGCGCAGCGTCTGGACGGTGGCGACGCAGCCGTTTCCGGAAGCACACTTTGCAACATTTCCCGAGAAACTGATTGAACCATGCATCCTCGCAGGCGCTCCGGTAAGCGGCTGGGTCATTGATCCCTTCGGCGGCAGCGGAACGACAGCCAAGGTCGCACTGGCAAATAACCGGGAATGCACCTTGATAGACATAAATCCAGACTATATCGCCATGCAAGAGCGACGGACGGCTGCGGTACAGACCAATTTGTTTTAGAGGGAGGAGATAGCAGCCATGCTGACACTACAGCCGACGACATTTGCCGATGCCTGCGAATTTGTGAAGCAGTACCATCGTCATCACATAGCGCCGCAGGGCCACAAATTTAGCATCGCCGTTGCGGATGATGACAAGGTCGTCGGCGTGATCATGGTCGGCAGGCCGGTCGCCCGACATTTGGACAACGGCCGGACGCTTGAGGTGGTACGCTGCTGCACGGACGGCACGGCCAACGCCGCCTCCATGTTATACGGAGCTGCTTGGCGCGCTGCTAAGGCGATGGGATATCGCAGGATCGTGACGTACACACTGGCCGAGGAGCCGGGAACCAGCCTGCGGGCGGCCGGGTGGACGGAACTATACAAGACGCCGGGCAAGAGTTGGAGCGTGCCGAGCAGGCCGCGGATGGATCGTCATCCGCTGGGGCAAAAAACGATTTGGGAAATGATTTAGGGAGGAGATAAGGGTATGACCAGAGAGATTAAGTTCAAGGCTTTCTACAAGCCCCTAAATATAATGTTACAACCGGGACAGATCGAGAGTATCAATTTTGAGACAAAAGTCCTCGGCGTGTACTTGGACATCGATGGTAAAGGATTTCACAAACTGCGCATGTCTGACTTTGAGATGTTGCCCTATACCGGCCTGAAGGACAGGGAAGGCAAGGATGTCTATGAAGGGGACATCGTGACTCTTACAGTTCCTGATCAAGATTTCGTAATCCAAGGTAATGGCTATATGGATAACGGAGTACACAAGGGGTTCAGTTTGAAAGGTGAAGTGAAGTTTCTGTATAGCTGCTGGTTCATCGACGAGGGCGGCGGAAAAGGAGGACCGTTGAATTTCGAAGATGGTCAGACCCTTGAAATCCATAGCAACATCTACGAAAATCCCGATCTACTGGAGGTATCCCCATGACCTACACAGTAGAGCAGATACGCCAGCAACCGGCAGGTGAACAACTGGACGCAAGGTTGGCGAGCGCCTTCGGCTGGGAGCATTATTTTGCCAAGACAGGGATCGTAGTAAAAAGGCAAGACGGCAAAACATTCCATGCGCATCTATCGACGACTTGGTCTGGCATGGAACTGGTAGTAGAGGAGATGCGTGCAGAATACTCCCTTGAACTAAGTGTACCTGGAAAGCGTTACGGAGATAGATGGGCGGCAAGGTTCGGGATTTATAGTGAACACGCATTTGCTGAAACAGCCCCTCACGCAGTAGCCATTGCGGCTCTACTGGCTCTCAAGGGGGAGACAGCATGACAAACTTATCTGCAGAGGCACTGTCCATCTGCAATCAGCACTACGCCAAAAACTGCGGCGGATGCTCCTTACGTCCGGCTTGCGTTTCATACATCGGGCAAGGACAAGAGGCGCTGGATAAGTGGATAGACGAGGTTAATCGTAAAGCTCAAGAGTTGAGGGATGGAGGGGAAGTATGAGCGACAAAACCAAAATAGAATGGTCTGATTCGACTTGGAACCCGGTAACCGGCTGCACTAAGGTCAGCGAAGGATGCCGCAACTGCTACGCCAAAACATTCGCGGAACGCTTCGAGGGAACACCCGGGCATTATTTTGAATCGGGATTCAAGGTGACGCTGCGACCTGAAAGATTAGGACAGCCGCTGCGTTGGAAGCGACCGCGAAAGATATTCGTCAACAGCATGAGCGACTTGTTTCATCCGGACGTGCCGGACGAGTACATTGATCGGGTCTTCGCGGTCATGGCGCTTTGCCCGCAGCACACGTTCCAGGTGTTGACCAAACGGCCTGAGCGGATGAGAGAATACTTGTCTGACAGGAAAGAGGTCGTTAATGAAACGATCGCCTTTAATATGATGGATGTGCCAACAAGACATATTGGCAAGCGTTGGGGAGGATGGACCCCGGCGCAAACGGGTGAGTACGGAAGGGTTGAAATTCCCGGATATTTTGACGATGTGAGCATAGATTGGCCCCTCCCGAACGTCTGGCTAGGTGTGAGCGTCGAGAATCAACAGGCAGCTGATGAACGAATACCGTTGCTGCTGCAGACTCCTGCGGCCGTCAGATTCCTGAGCTGCGAGCCGTTACTGGGTCCAGTAAACCTAGGTAAATGGTTGCTTACTCAAGGATGGAGTCCGAGTTATTACGATCCTGATAACATTCATGGTTACCCTGAGTCAGAACCGACAAACGAGCATATCAATTGGGTCATCGTCGGCGGCGAAAGCGGACGGAATGCCCGACCGATGCATCCAAACTGGGCGAGGAGCCTCCGCAATCAGTGCAATGCAGCTGGCGTGCCGTTCTTCTTCAAGCAATGGGGAGAATGGAAAAAAGTTCACGATCTCAGTGCTAATGACCCCGGAATTAAAGGGAAGCTTTGGCACACCTTCGATCCTGATACGTCGGTATGCCGGATCGGGAAAGAGGCTGCTGGCCGTATGCTAGATGGTCGAGTTTGGAGTGAAATGCCGCTCGTTGGCGGAGGGGAGAGTGAACAGCCATGAAGGAACACCGATTGAAAACTTGGCCGGAATATTTCCAAGCGGTGGTGGACGGAAGCAAGACTTTCGAAATCCGTGAAAACGATAGGGACTACCAAGTAGGAGATAATCTCCTCCTGCTTGAATGGGACCCGAAGGTGGAAAAATACACCGGCGATTTAATAAGTCGAAAGGTCACATACATGACAGATTTCGCTCAGCGTCCTGGATTCGTAGTGATGGGAATTAAGCCTTGGGAGTACGGTGAACAGCCATGAACAAAGTGCCTGTAATGGTATTGCGTAATAAATCCAATCCAGACAGATATCTGGCGGCAAGTATGGATGTCGGAGACTGGGATGATGAAAACCTGGATGTTACTTTAAACGACATCCAGAACGCTTATATGGTCGTTCGCAAGGATTTGTCAAGGCCGACAGCCGCTGATTTCGAAGAGCACAAGGCATTGCACGCGAAATGGAAGCAAGTGCTGATCGAAAAATATGGAGAAAACGCCTGCATTTCATTGGATTTTGAGGGTGTCTGCGAACACTACGAGCCAGTGAACATCGAGATAACACAGGATCAATATAACTATTCCAAAGATCTGGCCGAGTAAGGCACCTAAATACAAGGGAGGGCTAACCATCGACCACCAAACAGCAGCGATCCGGACGAAAGTATTCGTGCTGTACGTCCACCGCCGGATGACGATCCGGCAGATCGCGGAAGAACTGGATACCAACAAGGGCGCCGTACAGCGTCACCTCAAGCAATTGCTGCAGCTCTCCCCGCGCATCCGGTTTATGGTACGGAGACAGGCTGAAATCCAGCGGCATAATGGCAATGCGTCGCGCTTGGATGTGCAGCCCATGATTCGGGTGTTCAATGTATGATCAGCGCATCCGAAATGACGAAGCGTCATCTTTATGAGGTTGCCACGGCGAGAGATGTTGTTCTTGACGACCGGTACGAGGCAGCGCGGGAGCTTCAGTCGCGTGCTCTGGGAGCAAACATGATCGTCGACCTAGTCCGGATGTGGCCGACGCATACGATCGCTGATATCGGAGATTACCTGGGTATACCGCCGCAGACAGTGCTCGGAGAGGCAAACAAGCTCGGACTGCCGATGGGACTGCGCAGGGAGGCACACCATGCCCATTGACCCATACTTCGGTTCTTATATCGTAGATGTCATTACGCATGATGGCGAGGCCATTGGAGCGGTTTACTGGCTGCCATTACATCAAAAAAGCCTAGGAGGCGGTACCCATACGGCACATCGGTATAGATCCAGCGACGCGCACCGGGCTCGTAGCGCTCGGCCCGAACGGAGATATCTTGACGGCCAAAGAGTTGACCGGAGCAGGGGCATCCACACCACGCAAGATCCGGACGCTCCACGATGAGGTGCTCCGGCATCTGCAAAAAGGCGACAACGTTTGTATCGAAGGCTTTGCGCTGGATGCCCAAGACACAAACAAGGTAAGCAGCGGAAATAACTGGGCGGCCAGGCTGGCGGCGGATCGGATTGTCGGAGCATTTGAAGTGGCTGCACCGGGCCAGCTTAAGAAGTTCGTGGATGTCTCGGAGTGGACCGGGGTTAAGGGCAGTAAGAAACGGTTGCCAGGACCGACGGTCAAGAAACTCGTGCAGCAGGCTGTTGAGCGGATATGGGGCTTTAGGGCACCAACGGACAACATCGCAGACGCTTATGTCCTGGCACGCATTGCCGAAGCTCTGCATGCCGTTAAAGCCGGCAGGGACCCGGCAACATACCCCGACTATCAACGAGAGGTGCTGGAGTCGATCATCGATCCAGACTCGGCCAAGAAGAAGGGGAAAACGAAGAAACCCGGTGCAGCTGCTCGGGGACCGGCGAAGCGCGCTCAAAAAACAGAACAAACGATCTTATTTTGAGGAGATGAGGCAGTGGGAAGACCCCGTAAGAAAAACTATATCATCGCTGGCCCGCCGGACTCAGTCAAAAAATTCCGCCTCTCAAAAGAGCAGTATCTGCTCGAGCGGATCGCCGGCAAGAGCCGGCAGCGGATCGCTGACGAGCAGGGTATCAGTTTCAACACCCTTTATAACCGGCATTTGGTCAAATGGGGCATCAGAGCAATGAATCTCGAAGAGGCCGCCATGCAGCTGCTGGGAAAGAGCACAGGGATAGGAGGAAACAACTGTGAAAATTCAAGTCGAGGATGATCTCTACATCGAGGATTCATCTACCGGGTTCGGTTTTGTCATAAAGAAGTACGCTCCACCGCGTTTCGATGAGGCGAAAGGACAGGACGTTACCACCCACAAAATCATCGCCAACTTCCAATCGTTGCCCGGCTGCGTGAGCTACATTCTCCATAAGCACAATGTTTCAAACAGTTGCGCTGCTGATCTGAAAGCACTGACTCAAGAAATCCGCAAGCAAGAAGCATTGATTAAAAACTTGTTCGAAAAATCCAAACGTACCGAGGGGAGCAAATAACTATGGCTATTAAAATCCGTGCATCATTTAACAAGCAAACGAAGGACTCGAAAAAAGAACTCATCCAATTTTATTTGACCGGCGATGACGAAAAGAACCCCGAACTGAACGAGCTGTGCAGGGAGGTCGTGGAGCTGGAGATTGACGGCGTTGAATCGAAGCTGACGGCAGAGTTTTCGAAGGTTGTCCAGGATGCCAAGAAGACGACCCTCGACTTTATCGTTAAGGGCAACTCGTCAGTGTCCCAGTCCTATGATTTTTATCGCAAGGCCGGTTCAACCGTGCTCCTGACAATTGCAGCCGCGCAAATGTCCTTGGGTGATTACCAACAGGAACCGCCGCACGAGGGCATCGAGTATACAGTCAACGGCGACGGTACGGTCGAGACTGACCCGAATCAGGTGTCGATTGATGATGTGCCGCCTGGAGACGGCGACGCACCACCACAAGGGACCGAGAATGTGACGGATCTGCAGCAGGCTCGGACAAGACGGGGACGGCCACGGAAGGCGACTGAGCAGGAACAGAAAGCTGAGCAAGCGGCGCCGGCGGCAGATGATGCCGACGACCTGATGGAGCAGGCCAGCGATGAGGATTTGCCGTTTTAACGTCCATATAATCAATGCCCCCGATCACCGCGGGGGCTTCCTCCAAGAAAGGAGCGAGCTGCGCGCATGGGGCAAATGGGATTCGAACTGCCGGAAGTGGACCGGAAGCAAACGAAGGAGGCCGTCGAGGGGGCTCTCGAACGTTATCGGATATACAAATTCCTGAGCTTCGAGGAGCGCGAGGCGACGATCACAGCCTCTTATGACGACACTCCGCGGAGCAATACCGACGTAACGAGCGATCAGACGGCTAAGATCGCAATATTCAACGTCGACGCTCAGGCGGCCCGAAAAGCACACATCGAGCAAGTCGAGCGAGCTGTCAACCGGCTGCCGCGGATGGAGAAATTTTTGATCATGGAGCGATACATGACGTCCGAGGCGGATTATCTTACTGATCAAAATGTTTATAATCACAAATTCAATCCGCCGATTAGTCAGGGGAAGTATGACAAAATTCGTTGGAAGGCATTTTATAAGCTGGCATTTTTTATGGAGCTAGTGGTTGTAAAAAAGAGGGAGGACGGAGGGGCAAGTTAACCAAGCCCCTCCTCATAAGATAAAAGTGGGTGATGCCGATGGGTAGAGGTGGCAACAAGCAAAAAGCAAAAGCCTACAGTATCGAAGTAATCCGTGTTGGGGACAAATCCGACGAAATTATGAGGTCCATCGTCAAGAGAGAAATCAAAAAAGTGCTGGAGAAAAATGGAGTTATAGCGTACAATCTTGATGATGTTTTGACTAAATACATTACGGAGGAAACGTGTAATGAGCAAAAAGAAGAAGAAAAAAGCAGCTTACGTACGCGTATCAACGTTAAAGGAAACTCAACAGGATAGCCCAGAACACCAAGAATCAATGATACGATCCCACGCAAGCCGCATGGAGATGGAGATTGACCATGTCTATGAGGACAGGGATTCAGCGACGAGTATGATGAGCAGGGACGACGTCATGCGAATGATTGCGGATGCCAAGAGGGGTGAAATCGATACCCTCTTTTTCGCGTCTCTATCTAGGTTTAGTCGCGATGCATTAGATGCCATCTCGCTGAAAAGGACTTTGGTGAACGCGCTGAAGGTAAGGGTTATTTCGATCGAGGATGGATATGATTCCGCCTTAAAAGACGACGAGCTCCTCTTCGGAATAAAGTCCGTAGTAAACCAAGATCAGAGCGGAGCTATAAGCGTTTCATCCAGGCGGGGGATCAATGAGTCCGCGGAAGCCGGTAACTTCACGGGATCTATCGCCCCTTATGGATATAAAAAAGTACTTGTACCCGGGGAAGGAATCAATGGAAAACCTCGTAAATCCCTCGAAATTGTTCCCGAAAAGGCTGAAATCGTGAGGATGATTTTCGAACTGGCCAGTGAGGGCATGGGGGCAAAGAGTATCACAAAGTACCTGAATGGAGAAAACCCTGCTGGCGTTCAATACCCGTCCTATTTTGGAGGCCCATTCGGGCTCACATCGGTACAAAATATTCTTAAAAACGAAAATTACACAGGGTATACGGTCTTTGGTAAATTTACGAATGAGGTTGCTTATAATGACCTAAGCAATCTAATGGATCGCAGAAAAAAGCTAGTGAAGAAACCTGAATCTGAGTGGAAAAGAACTAAGTTTCAAACACATGAAGCTATAATTTCAAAGGAATTGTTCGACAAAGTCAAAGGGGCTAGGCTGCAGCAAGGCGGAAATACAAGGGGCGGCAGAAGGAATTTCGTTAATGTCTTTGCGAAGCTAATATTTTGTGAATCATGTGGTTCCGCAATGGTTTCTATGGCCGGAAAGAAGCCAAAAAGTGAAAATTATGAGTATCGGTATCTTGCTTGCTCGCGGCGGAGAAGGATGGGCGCTCGGGGATGCAATAATGACAAATGGATACCATACCAGCCATTTCGAGATGATATTATCGCCGAGCTAATCAAGCTCATGCGGGAGAAAATGAAGTTGATTGAGAAGGAAGGCATCCAATCGATCATGCTCGGTGCCAATGATGGAGGCAATGACCGGGAGAAAGAAAAAAAGAAGCTCACCAAGAATCTCGAAAGCTTCCGCAAACTGTTATTCGAGATCAGACGTCAGCATATGCTCGAAGAAATTGATGCAGCACAGTATGAATTTGAAAAGGATCAGTACGAAAAGGATATCGCGACAATTGAATCAAGACTTGCGGCAATTGAATACGCTGAAAAGCGAGTTGTTGATCTGGAGAAAAATGCAAGAGAAATTAAAATCGCTCTGGGCAAGCTGACTAACCTGAAAACTTATGATAATGTGGAAAAGACGCGGCCGCTGCTAATGGAGATAATTAGGCGCATTGATATTAATCATGAGGGACAAGCACGCTTGCAGACATACTTATGACGTTTGCGTACTTGAAAACATATCTCCAACGTGATATAGTTTGAAGCACACAATATGTGATGCTTCTTTTTTTGCGCCAGTGAGTATCTATAAGTGTAGGCGTGGCGCGGCATCAGGGGGATCGGGCACAAGGTTGATAATGCCGGCGGGCTTACGCGGGGAAGTTTTGTAATGTCGGATTATAGTGAAGCCAGAAATAAAGCGGTCAATGAAAGTATATCCGGTATGAAATTACGTGCTGGTTTAAAGGATTTAACTGATGAGCAATGGGAAGTGATATCGTATTATGTAATGATTGCTTTTATTGATGGCAAAGATTATGCCCTAGAAAAGTACATCCTTAAGAATACTCAAATAACTTAAGGGGCTTCGGCCCCTCTTAGGAGGGACTCGCATGAACGTCATAACTTGGATCATCGCAATATCCGCGCTGTTGCTGTCTATCGCTGCGCTGCTCAGGGTGCGTAAATGACGCACTGGATGCGTGAGGCGGCGGACAGGATTGGAGGCTACCGAACCGGTACGCTCGTTATCGAGTGCGGCACGGTAAGCCTCCAAGATGCCGCAGGGTCGTTAACGGAGTTGTCGGAAGAGGATTGGATCGAAGTGCTTAATGATGGAGTGTTCGAGCCTGTCACGCTGCAGCGGGCCTTGACGTTGCGGACGGCGGAGGGGTGGCCGCTACTTGGCGGACTATATGCTAGGATAAAATAAAGAAATGACTACTTAAGGCGAAGCAGCTCAAAATGGGCTGCTATTTTTGTTTTGTCATTAAATGACCGAATCGATGAAAATTTTGATCGAAATTTGCAAAATAAATGATTGAAACGTGTGTGTTGCTGGACTTGATAGGGTGTATATTTGTATTATCGAGAATTGAGCAAGAGGGAAACACAAAAGTATGAGGGGAGCAATCGCTCCTCTCTTGACGGGAATGCATGTTCGCTGTAAAATGGTCTTATCCCTTCTTTGCACTTAGTAACAAAGTACGTATGCTTTTAAATGCACGAGCGCAGCAATGTGCGGTCTTCGCCCACTGCGTTCGAGATCGAAACCCGTTCCGCGACACACACTCACGTGCTCCGGGCGGGTTTTTTAGTGCCATCCTTTCGAAGGTTGATAAAAAACGGTCGACGAAGTCGATCACGTCGGGTGAATGCCGAAGGCAGAGGGGCGGCGTTTGAGCCCCTTTCTTTAAATACGCTCGAGCGTGACTTTAGTGCTCTAAGAGAGTTCTAGCGTCTAAACAGGCCCATATATAGTTATGCGGGACTTGACTAATAGCACACGGTCAAAAAAATATTGTTCCACCAGGCTGCTCATACGAGTGGCCTTTTTTATGCCCAAAACCAGTAGAGGAGTTGATTATCCATGCTAACCATTTGTAATGAAGGGTGCAGCAAACAATTCTACATCAGCGACATGCCGACAGAAATACTTCCTGGAGGCGTGGAGAAGACCCATTTCAAGTGCCCGCATTGCCAGCACGAATATGTGTCGTTTTACACCGATGTCGAGATCAGAAAGCTTCAGGCAAAGATCAGGGACGTGCTTAAAAATAATGGGAAGACCACCCGAGTGGAAAAGTTGAGAGCCCAGATTAAAGAGAAGATGGATACGCTGCGATCCAAGGTTGAGAGGACATCGGTTTAAAAACGAAGAATGGAGGGAAGGAGTTATGAGCGAAAGCGAAGCAGCAAAGGAGGCGTTGGTAGCTGCAATTACGGACCATGCCTATGACCAATACTGCAGCCGCGTTGAAAAGGTCAGCAGAGGCGATCTGGTTGCTCTCGTGCAGCAACAGCTCGACGATCTGGACTATGACTACCGAAAGAAATCATTCATCCACTTAGCCGGCATATGGTGGGTTTACACCATAGAGGACAATCGATTCGTGATGGTCACCTGCTACGGCCGGAGTGACTGGAACGTGCCGCATGCTCTACACTGGGCACGATCGCAGAAAGACAGGTTGGATTTTACGAAACCACTGGAGGTGTAAAGCTATGAATGAACAGGAAAAGGAACTGTATTCAGAGCAAATTAAACTATGGTTTGAAGAACAGGTCATCATCAGGAGAGAGTTGGAGAGAACACACGAAAGTCATCAAGCTTTAGCTGAGTTAAACCGCAAGCAACTCCAACTGCATAATGCACGGATCAATATTGCTGTTACTGAATACAACGAATGGGCAGCTGCTAACGCTTATCCGAGCTTGTGAAGAAAACAGTCGACCCTTTCTACAAATCTGCTGCATGGCTCAAGTGCAGGGAAGCCGTACTGATTCGGGATCATTACCTGTGTCAGCCCTGCTTACGAAAACAGAAAATCACCTGCGCTTATGCAGTCCACCACATTCAATCATTGCACGATAGGCCAGACCTTGCGCTTACTATGGACAACTTGGAAAGCATCTGCGCAGCATGCCATAACAAGGAGCATCCGGAGAAAGCTGCGGGGAAGCGTAAGGAGCATCTGCTCAAGCGTAGGGCTACGATACTGAAATCAAAGGCAAATGAGGAAAGGTGGTAATTAGATGGACTTATACGTATTGGCAAAGGACGGAGCTCAAGCACAATTCTTGTGGCGGTTTATCAGGGAGCAGCTCGGAAGCAACGGCTTCAGCAGAGTGAAGATGACCAGCAGTAGATTCATGCCAGATGGTTTGAACCCTGCAAACATGACGATCTTGTTGTGCGGCGAATATTGGATGAATCCAGCGCTTCGAATTATCGAAGGACTCGCATTCGAACAGCGAGGTGCCTTGATTGTGAAGGTGGATCCGTTAACCCATAAACCCCAATGGCCGGAAGTGAGGAGCTCAGAAGAAGGTCATGCATTAACGAAACCAGGTCGAGAGCCTTGAACTCATACGAATAAAAGGGGGCGCGCGGCGGCTGACGAAGATGTCGCCAGAAGGACGGCAAAAACGGAAAAAGGGGAATGAGGGCAGCCGAAGAACGCCTTCCTAGGATCGATTCTAAGGAGGCTAAGCACGAAGGTGGGTTTGTTACCGGAAAAAGTCGTGAAGCCCCCCCTGGCATCGAACTTGGGGGTCTGAGCTGCTCCGGACCGGTGGGCCACCTTCGTTTTCGGCGTGGGATCATTTTCATTACGAGGGGGGGGTGTCATGGGGCACAAACCGAAAAAAGAGATCAAGCACAGAGCAGCAAAGCAACTATTTGAAATCATCATTCGAGAACTTGAGATCGATGAGAATCTATCCGATCGAACGATAATGATTACGGACAATATGGCGCTGTTGGAGCAGTTGAAACAGCAACACATCGAAGACATCAAAAACCGAGGTGTAGTCGAACTTTTTGTCAATGGAGCGCAGCAAATGTACCGTCAGAACAAGTCTGTCGACGCTGTAATCAAAATTATTGAGCACCAACGAAAGTTGCAAGCGGAGCTGAAACTCACCCCTGCCTCAGACCGAAAGGTGTCCGGCGTCGTCAATCCGGAAGGTGGAGATCAGGGTGACGATTTTACCGCTTTCTGAGCCGCCCAAACTCCAGACAACTCAATACGCTTGTGATGTAATTAATGGGAAGGTCATAGCATCTAAGAAAGTAAAACAGGCTTGTCAGCGGCATTTAAATGACCTGAAAAGGCAAGGAACCAATTCGTTTCCGTACGTTTTTGACGAAGAAAAGGGCTATAGGCCAGTCGAATACATCGAAAAATTCTGTAAACCGTCCATGGGTGACTATGACAAATTGGTGCTGCAGCCGTGGCAGCATTTCATTGTCGGTTCACTCTATGGGTGGGTGCATAAAGATACCGGCCTCCGACGCTTCCGTGAGGGGCTTATTTTTGTTGCTCGGAAGAATGGTAAGTCGGCAATCGTGTCCGGCCTGTCTCTCTATGGCGCATCGAAGGACGGAGAGAACGGCGCAAGGGTTTTCCAGCTGGCCAACTCAAAGGAGCAAGCCAGGGAGCTATTTGACGAGTGCAAGGCCATGATCAAGGCTTCGCCGCTGCTCCGGAAGCACTTCGACGAAACGCTGCATGAGATCCGCTTCCGCCGGACGATGTCTAAGATAATGCCGCTTGCTACAGACAGCAAGAAACTGGATGGCAAGAACTGCAGTATGGGCGCTTTCGACGAGATTCATGAGTACAAGACGTACAAGCTGATCAACGTCATTAAGAACTCCACCGGCGCGCGTAAGCAGCCCATGATTCTCTATATCACAACAGCCGGCTATCAGCTCGACGGACCGCTTATGGACTACTACGACAAAGCAGCCGATGTACTGGAAGGAGTATACCCGGCAGATCATGCATTTTACTTCATCGCGGAGATTGATCCTGAGGATGATGTTGAAGATCCGATAAACTGGCCGAAGGCAAATCCGAACTTGGGCATCACAATCAAACTTGAGGATATGCTCAAGGAATGGGAAGATCGCAAGCATATCCCGGCAGAGCGGAACGACTTCGTCACAAAGCGGCTCAACCGGTTTGTTCAGTCCGATGAGCAATCATTCGTGGATTTCGAAATACTCAGGTCAAACGACAAGATGATCGACATCAATACCTTAACCGGTCGCCCGTGTATCGGGAGCTTCGATCTTTCCGAATCCGAGGATTTCACTTCTGCCTGCCTAGAATTTCCCTTGGGCGATGGCAATGTGTTTGTGCTTTCTCACTCCTGGATTCCGCAACGGAAAGTGGATCTGGACAACGAAGGGTTACCGTTTAGAGAGTGGGAGGCAGATGGACTGCTTACCATCAGCCCGGGGAGATACGTTAAGTATGAGCTCATATATGAGTGGTTCGTGAAACAAGCGGAGTTGTATGCTATTGAATTGATAGGATATGACCCGGCCAATGCATTTCGCTTGGTCGAGGATTTGAAGGCGTATGGGTTTAACACTCTGGTCGTTCGCCAGGGCCCTCTGACGCTCAGCCCTGCACTTAAAGACGCCAAGGAGCTACTTATCGATGGGAGGGTAATCTTCAACCAAAACCCGCTGTTCCGCTGGTATTTGAACAACGTGAAACTGGTCGAGGATCAGAAGAAGAACTGGATGCCGACCAAGCAGGGCAGGTACAGGAAGATCGATGGGTTCGCGGCCTGGCTCAACGCACATACTGAGGTCATGAAAAAGATGGCCATACCGCAGGCGACCGGTAATGTAGAGTTCATCAGCATCAATGACCTGCTGGGGAGGTGAATAACATTTGAAGTGGGGACAACGACTCAAACTGGCCTGGAATGTTGTTAGGAACAATGTCCAGGGCGTAGGAGATGGCTTCGGGAAGTGGTTCTTCGGCGGCAGATCGATCTTCGCCGGCAGGTCTGGAAATACGTTGGCGACGAATGAGACGATTTTTGCAGCTGTAACCAGACTATCTAACTCAATGGCGTCGCTGCCGCTGAAGCTTTATAAGGAATTTGATCCTATTGTTTCTGCTACGTCGGATATGTTGGCTAATGCTCCTAACAACAATATGACCGGGTTTGACTTCATTCGAACGATGGAGACATTCCGGAACGTAACAGGGAACGCCTATGCACTAAAAATGTATGATGCAAGGTATCAAGTCTCATCATTGCTCATTCTAGACCCGTCTTATGTGGAGCCGGTCGTGGAGCAGGGGACAAACGAACTCTGGTACTCAATTAACGGCGACAAAGGGCAGTATTACGTTCACAATATGGATATGATCCACGTCAAGCACATCCATACCACTGGATACAAGGGTATTAGCCCCATCGATGTTCTTGCGAATACGATCGAATTTGACCGAGAAGTTCGAAAGTTCAGTTTGGATCAGATGGACACAGCGATCAAGGCATCCTTCATCCTGAAGATGGCCACACATCTCGGCAAGGAGAAGAAAGAAGAAATTCTCGAGAACTTCAAACAGTTCTACAAAGAAAACGGTGGCGTGATCATCCAAGAATCTGGTGTTGAGGTCCAATCAATCGATCGGAAGTTCATCGATACGAAGGTTTTTGAGGTCGAAAAGATTACAAAATCGCGTGTGGCAATGGTCTTTAATATCCCGCTGTACCTTCTCGGGGAGACCGATGGGGTAAGCTATTCCAGCATGGAGCAGCTTTCACTAGATTATGTGACCAATACCTTGGTTCCGATCGTTCGGCAATACGAACAGGAATTCAATCGGAAACTATTAACACGCGAAGAGCGTTTGCGAGGACTGTATTTCAAGTTCGCCGTGAACGCTCTTTTGCGTGGGGATATGCAGACCAGGGGCGAGTTTTACTTCAAGGGCATTCGATCGGGACTGTTCAAACCAAATGAGGTCCGCGCTTGGGAAGAGCTCCCTCCCGAAAAAGGCGGAGAAAAACTCTACATTAGCGGCGATCTCTACCCAATCGATACACCCGTTGAGCAGAGAAAGGGGGTGAACAAGAGTGAGCAAACACACGGCTAAACAGAAATATTGGGAGTTTAAAGCTGCGGCAACTGATGGTCAAGGGGACCTGTTCATCTATGGTGATATCACATCCTGGGAATGGGATGACTCGGATACGTCGGCCAATAGTTTCAAACGCGACCTGGACGCCCTCGGAGACATCCAAACGCTGAACCTATACATCAACTCACCAGGCGGCTCCGTGTTCGAGGGTGTGGCGATATACAACATCCTGAAGCGCCACAAGGCCCGTGTGAACGTCCACGTCGATGGTCTGGCAGCGTCTATTGCCTCGGTCATTGCGATGGCAGGGGACGCCATTTATATGCCTCGTAACGCGATGATGATGATCCATAACCCATGGACTGTTACTTGGGGAAATGCCAGTGAGTTGCGAAAGACTGCAGATGACCTTGACCGTATCGCAGGCAGTATGAAACACAGCTACCTAGATCGGGCTGGAGATAAATTGAATGACGCAAAGCTGACAGAACTCCTTGATGCTGAAACGTGGTTGTCGGCCCAAGAGTGCCTAGACTACGGATTGTGTGATGTTGTCGGTGATGCAAACCAGGCAGCGGCGTGCGTCAGCAATGAACTATTTGCGAAATACCGCAATGTCCCTAAGGCACTGGGGGCAACTACAACGCCGGCTGAACCAGTTGCTTCAGTGACAGCTGAGTACTTGCGGGAAGTCCAAGAGGCAGCAAAGCTTGAAATTCAAAATTTGAGAAGTTACTTAGGGGGAGTTTAATCAATGAAAACACTTTTTGACGTGAAAAATGACCTGGTCACCATCGGCAATGCCCTGGCTGCTACAAAGCAAGATAAACTGGCTGAAGCATCCAAGCCGGATGCAAATATCGAAACGATTAAAGCGTTGGAGACAAAAGAGTCCAACCTTCAGACTCGCTTCGATATCCTTCAAAAAGAGCATGATGCTATGGAGACCGAACAAAAGGCTGCACTGGCGGCGAAGGTACCTAAACAATTTGGCGCTAACTCCGCAGATCCCAAGGAACAAGTGAAGGCTGCTAAGGCATCCTTGTACCGTGCAACTGTCAAGGGTCAGGAAGTGACTCCAGATGTCAAGGCGGCCTTGGGCGATCATAATTCCACTGGCGGCGAGAAAATTTTGCCTTCTACGATGACAAATGAACTCTTGCATGAGCCGTTTGTTAAGAACCCCCTACGTAATCGGTCCACATTTACCAGTATCACCAATCTTGAAATCCCAAAGGTCAACTTCACTCTGGATGATGATGATTTTATTGCAGACACGGAGATGGCCAAAGAATTGAAAGTTGACGGCGATGTTGTAAGTTTCGGCCGGCACAAGTTTAAAGTCTTCGCGCCGATCTCTGAAACGATTTTGGCAGCCACTGACACAAACTTGGTCCAAACCGTTGATCGCGCACTGGAAAGCGGTTTGGCAGCAAAGGAGCGAAAGGTGGCCTTCACTAAGACTCCAAAAACTGGGGAAGAGCATATGAGTTTCTACTCGACTCAAAATGCAATCAAGGTTGTTACTGGGGCAGATAAGTACAAGGCCATCAAAGCTGCTATCGCGGACTTGCCTGAGGATTTCCGAGAAAGTGCCACTATTTACATGACATATGCAGATTACATGGACATTATCGAAACCCTTGCGAACGGTAGTGCTACTTTGTATAACGCACAACCCGAGCAAGTTCTCGGTAAGCCGGTTGAATTCTGCGACCTTGCGACGGACCCGGTAGTTGGGGATTTTTCGTACTCCCACTTTAACTACGACCCGAGTATTCTTTACGACCGAGACAAGAATGTTCGCACAGGCATTTGGGATTTTGTTTTGACAGCATGGATTGATCACCAAATCAAACTCAAGTCCGCATTTCGTATCGCAAAAAAGGCCTAGCTCTGCCTGGAACATGGCATCCAACAGGCAATGAGGGCTTGCACAACGGGGTAAACCACGTTGAGTTCGAGCTGTTGGATTCAGGCGGAGTTCGAGTCTCCCTCGCAGCCAGCAACGTGCAATATATCAAGAAAAACGGCATTAATCTGGTCCTTGACAGCAATGAAACGCTTTGGTTTAGCGAATCCAATCTTGCAGGTGACTACTCGTTCGAGATTTTTACCAAGGACGGGAAGCTTTACATCGCTACTCTGAATTGGATTCCTACGCCATGATCGGAGTGATACCATGGCTGAAATGGAACTGTCTCTGGAAAATGAGCTAAAGCCGTATCTGCGGATTGATGGGAGCGAGGATGATTCGGTCCTCGCTCTTTTAGTTGATGCCGCCAAAGAGTACCTGACCGACGCTGGTGTGCCGGAGTCGAATGCAGCGAAGTACAAGTTGGCAGTCATGCTCCTTGTCGCTCTCAATTATGAGAACCGCAACCCGGCAATGAAGATCGATAAGCTCAGTTTTTCGCTTGAATCAATCATTTTGCAGTTAAAAATGGGGTGAAAAAATGCAAAAATACCGTGTTTTAAGGACGTTTCGGGACAAGTTTACACTCGCAATCCATGAAACAGGTGGACTTTACCCTACCGATGATATCGAGCGGGCAGCGGACCTCCACCGGCGTGGCTTTATTGACGCGGGGGAAACTTCGGCGCCTACACAGGGGCAGTTGTTTGCAGGAAAAGATGAATCGCTGGGACATACAACTAACCCTGGAGAGGGAGGAACTGCGGTACCGAAGAAGCGCGGTGGTCGTAAGCCAAAGACTGCTGATCCTACGGTAGAAGTGCAGGAGCCGGAAGGCGGAGAAGATGTCGAATCCGACCAATCCGAGTAAGTACGATCGGCGCATTAAAATCCAGCGACAGGACGGTCACACGACGGACAACGAAGGGATTTTTACACCCAATTGGGTAGATATTATTTCACTTTGGGCTGCAAGGAGGCCTTTAAGGGGGCGGGAATTCTTCGCTGCAGCCGCTGTCAATGCTGAAAATACTGTCCGATACGAAATTCGATGCCGCCAAGGGATCGCAGAGGACATGCGCTTAATCGATAGCGGACGTATTTACAACATCATGGCCGTCCTAGATGATCCCAAAGGTGACGGAACCGAAACGCACCTGATGACGCAGGAGGCGCTGAAAAATGGCTAATGGGCGCGCAGAACTCTTGGGGGGTAAAGAAATGCTTGCAGCTATCAGGTCTAAGCTTAACGGCGCTGCCGATCGCCTGGAGAACAAGGCCTTGAAAACGGCTGGTGAACCCATTGCAGAGGCCATGAGCGCCCGAGTCAACGTCTCCAATCTCAAGTACAAGCACTTGAAACAGGACATCAAGGTGAGTCGTGTTATAAGACAGGATGGACTTAAGTTTGTACGCATAGGAGCGGGGAAGAAAACTGCCTGGCGCGGACATTTTCTGGAATGGGGGACATCGAAAATGTCTGCTCAACCATGGGCTGAACCAGGCTTCCTCGAAAAGAAGGGCGAAGCGCTCCAAATCCTTGTAGATGAGTTCCGAAAGGGGTTGCGGGGCAAGTGATTACTGATGTCAAAGCAATCCTACACGCTGCGCTGCTGGGCAATCAAGCATTGGTCTCCCTGCTCGGAGGTACTGAGATATATCAGCTCGTTTCTCCAAAATCGGAGACATACCCACGGGTCACGTACTTTGAAGTGAACAATCGCGACAGTTTTTTCGCCGACGATACTCCAATTGCAAGCGACATCGTCCTTCAGGTAGATATTTGGTCCAAAGGCAGTACTTCGGCTATTGCCAAAGAGGTTGATCGGACAATGAAGGAATTGGGGTATACCCGAACCTCTGGCGCTGATCTTTACGAGGAAGATACCAAGGTTTATCACAAAGCGCTCCGGTATCGGACGCGAATACAGGAGGATTGATTGAATTGGCAAAAAACATTCCGGTTGGATTGGATATGCTCTTTTACGCCTTAATGACCGATGAGTCGAATGAAACCTACGATACCCCGAAACGAATCTGGGGGGCTATCCAGGCCACGATCACCCCAACGATCAATAGCACCACACTTTACGCCGACGATATCGCATACGAAAGTGCGAGCTCTATGGGGGACATTGCTGTGTCGCTTAACGTGGCTGATATCCCATCGGCTGACCGTGCTGCATTGCTTGGTCATACGATTGATGCTAATGGTGGTGTTGACGAAAAGTCTACGGATATCGGACCGTACGTAGCAATTGGTTACCGCCGGCGCATGTCGAATAAAAAATTCCGTTATGTATGGTTGTACAAGGGCAGATTCACTCCAGGTGAAGAGGAAGCGAACACCAAAGGCGATACACCGACTTTTCAAACTCCAACAATTAATGCTACATTCATCTCCCGTCAGACAGATGAACGGTGGAGATATGGGGTTACTGAAGGTGATCCGGGTGTGTCCAATACGTTCATAAACAACTTCTTCAATACAGTTTACATTCCTGGAGCGGATACTACCTTGCCAACCGTTACAACAACGCCTGCAAACAACGCTACTGCGGTGCCGGCGAGCAGCTCGGTTAAGTGGACTTTCAACAAGGCAATCAACCCCGATACCGTTAATGCAGGTAATTTTTTGGTACAGAAGGCAGACGGAAGCGGTGCAGTACAAGGCACGCTGACCATTGACACTGCTCAGAAAGTTGTCACCTTTACCCCCGCGGCCAATCTTGCTGCAGCTACTGCGTACTTGGCGTCTGCTGGGCTTGGAGTCAAAGACATCGCCGGCAATGCTCTGGCTGCCACGAATATCATCAAATTTACTACTGCATAGAGGTCCTTCAGGGGCCTCTTTTTCATGATCGAGGAGGAGATTATCTATGGAAATCAAGCTTAAGGTAGAAGGCAAGGACACTACTTTCACGCAAGGCTTTATTTCGGGGCTCATGTTCCGGCGTACCCTGGAGATCCAAAAAAAGTTTGATGGAAAAATTGACGAAACAACGCTTGACGCAATGGTTGATTACGTTGTTGATCTCTTTGATAAACAGTTCAATCGAGATACTTTTTACAGAGGCGTCGATGCCAGAGTGCTGTTGCCGACAATTACGAATTGCATCAATGAGGTGGTAAATGGTGCCTCCGACGCTGTAGGGACAGATCCTGACGCCCCAAACGTGTAGAGGGGGAATTTGACCCCCAGCAATTTATCAATGAACTGTACTCGACACTTTTAAAGCAGGGATGGACACTCGCCGCAATCGACGAGATGGACATCTTTTTTTATTTCCAGTTGATTTCGAGCGCCAGCAGCAAGGAAAAAGAGGCTGCCCATAGCACACTGGATAGTCTCGGACTTTAATCCGGAAAGGGGAGAGAATCGTGGAGAATATCGAGGTGGCCGGGCTAGTCGCCAAAATAGCGATAGACGACACCGGGATTACGAAGAGCATGGCTGAGTTGGACCGGCAGATGAAACTGGTCACCTCGGAGTTTCAAAAGGCTTCTGCCCAACTCGGAGACTTTGGCAAGACTGAGGAAGGACTCAAGACCAAGGCAGATGCTTTGAACAAGCAGATCGATATCCAACAGCAAAAAGTAGCTGCATTGTCTGCTAAACATGCGGAGTCGGCGGAAAAGAAGGGTCAGGACGCGCGCGAAACTCAGAACCTACAGGTGCAATTGAATAAAGCGGAAGCGACCCTCGCAACCCTATCGAACGAATTGAACTCAACCAACGCAGACCTTGAAAAAATGCAAAATGGGATGAAGCAGGCTACATCACAGGCAGCGCAGCAGGCTGCTGCATGGTCGAAATTATCCGATCAGTTTGCGGCAGCAGGCAAAAAAATGGAGTCTGTGGGAAAGGTTATGACAGAAGCGGGCAAGGCTCTAACAATTGGGGTAACGGCGCCGCTAACTGCGGCGGCGGGGCTGTCCACCAAAGCTGCCATTGACTTCGAGACAGCGTTCGCGGGCGTGCGAAAAACGGTAAATGGAACAGAGGCTGAATTCGCAGCCCTTGAAAAAGGGATTCGTAATATGGCGAAGGAAATCCCGGCTTCGGCAACTGAAATCGCGAAGGTTGGTGAGGCGGCGGGCCAGTTAGGCATCAAGAAGGACGCCATAATGGGTTTTACCCGAACAATGGTTGACCTAGGCGTGGCTACCAATATGAGCAGTGATGAAGCAGCTACGGCACTGGCGCGGTTGGCAAACATTACCCAAATGCCTCAGCAAAACTTTGATCGCCTTGGCGCGACAATCGTTGGCCTGGGCAACAACTTAGCGACGACGGAATCGGAAATCGTGGCGATGGGCTTGCGAATTGCAGGCGCCGGGCATCAAATCGGCCTGACGGAAGCGCAGATTCTAGGTTTCGCGGGAGCATTATCCTCTGTTGGTATCGAGGCCGAAGCTGGTGGATCGGCGATAAGTAGAGTCATGATTGATATTGCCCAAGCTGTTGATGTTGGCGGAGAAAAACTGAACCTCTTCGCCCAGGTAGCTGGGAAGAGCACAACTGATTTCCGAAGAGCCTTCAAGGAGGATGCAGCCTCGGCGATCCTTGACTTTATCGAAGGTTTGGGACGAATGTCCAAGTCGGGGACAAACACGTTCGGTGTCCTTGATAAACTGGAGTTGTCAGAAATTCGTGTGCGTGACTCCTTGTTGCGTGCTTCAGGTGCCGGCGACTTGTTCCGCGACTCCATAGAACTTGGGTCCAAAGCTTGGAAGGAGAATACAGCCCTCACGAACGAGGCTGAACAACGCTACAAGACTACGGCGTCGCAACTACAGATCATGAAAAACAGACTTGTCGATATCGGGATAACGCTAGGTCAGGCACTCATTCCGGCCATGATGAAAGCACTCGACGCCGCGGCACCTTTATTCAAACTGATCGAGCAAGGTGCAAATTGGTTTGTAGGTCTGGATAAAAGTATGCAAACAACCCTCATTTCCATAGGCGCAATGGCAGCAGCTGCTGGTCCGTTGCTTTTAGGTTTGGGTAAATTGGCTGCTGTTATTGGACAAATTATGGTCGCTCTCTCCACATTCTCCGCCTCGGCGGCCGCTGCAGCTTCTGCTACAGCTGCGGCTGGAACAGCAGCGACAGGCGCCGGGGCAGCCATTGCAGCAATGAGTGGGCCAATTGGTTGGACTATCGCGGCTATTGTTGCACTCACTGCAGCAAGCACTGCGCTATATCGACACTTTAGTAAGGACGCTGTCCCAGCGGTGGAGAGGTTCGGTGACCAGGCTAAGGCGGCAGCGGATAAAGGATCTGGCAGCTTTAAGCAATTCCGGGACGAATCCAAGGGAACTCTTACTGACACAACGAAAACTGCAGAGACCGAGGGCAGGAAGATCGGGGATAATCTGGCATCGGGCGTCGGGGCTGGCAGCAAGAAAGCGAAGGAAACTGCTGTAGAGGACATGAAAGAAATGGTCGACAAGATGAAGGCAGAAGTCGACAAAAGCAAAGATGTCCTTAACAAACTCGGGGATGCCATTGTCCAGGCGCTCAAGAAGCGTTATGACGAACAGGAGAAACTGGCAATTGCCAGTAAAGATGTTGAGGTTAGAGAGGCTGAGAAGGCTGCAGAGGCCCGGGTAAAGTTGCTTGAGGACCAGCAGAGGGCTGCTGAGAAGGTTTCAGATGAAGAGGTCAAACTACAGCGTAAAACCAGTGACGCCAAGATAAAAGAGTATGACCGCGAATATGCCGCCAAGCTGAAAAACATAGATGCGGACACAGCAGCAGCTATCAAAGTCATACAGGACCAAATTGATGGAATCGACTCTCAAGCCGAGGCGGAGGAAAAGGCACGCAAGGAACAAGAATATCAAGCGAAATTAGCCGAACTGAGAAGGAACCTTGCTGTCGCCGAATCGGCCGAAGAACGAGCAAAGATACAGGCTGATATCGATAAGGAAACGGCTACTCGGCAAAAGGAGCTTTTGCAGGAGAGCAGAAAAGCCGAGAAGGAACAACTCAAAGCTCAAATAGATGTGATCAAACAGTCTGCGTCTGATCGGCGCGACGCTCTCAAGGAAGAACTCCAGAACAAGAAGACTAATGAGAAAGACATGCTTGATGCGACGATTGAACGTCTTGGCCAGGAAAAAGAGCAGAGCAAGGAAAAGTCCAAGTCCTTGATCGAGGATGAGAAGGACCAACTCAAGGCCGCAAAGGAATCGCTCGAGGAAGAAAAAAAAGCAATCAAGCAAAAGTTTGATGAGTTGAAGGCAGACGAGAACACTCGTGCAGAGGCCAGGAAATTGATTATCGAGCAAAACAATGAAGAAATCATTCAATTGCTCGAAACCTACGCTCCTAAGTGGCAGGATGCAGGTCAAAGTATGGCCGATAGTTTTGCCAAAGGCCTCGACTCCGAGAAGAGGTCAATTGCTGAAGCAGTTAAATCCGCTATTGATTTGAGCCCATACATTGACGATCAAGTCACGAAACTTGAGGCGCTGCAGGCCAAACTTAAAGAGTTGGAGGCAGCCAAGAAGAATGATGGAGGAACTACTTCTTTCAGCCCGCCGTCTGTTGGCTCTAGTGTAGCGGACAAGGCCAAAGAGTTGGAAAAAACCTTGAACCAGGGCCTTAAGCCAGCAATAGCCGGGGTTGGGGAAGCAACCAAAAAGATGGAAGTCGAGTCCTTCAAGGCCTTTTTAGGGCTCAATGACACTGCCACTGTGGCGCTCAATCAGCTTAAATGGTCTGGCGGGAAAGTGACAGAGGAAACAGCAACGAAGATCGCGGACACGTTTTTCTCGATGGGCGCGACAATTACCGAAAATATGGGCGTTAGCCATGCAGAGCAACTACAGACCATGAGAGATTTCTTTTCCAAATCAGCTACCTTAACCGAGGAAGAAAAGGCTGCGGCCTTGAAAAAACTACAGGAGTCCCAATCCAAAGAGTCAACGGAGATAGAGACTGGGCAGAAGCGTATTGCAGAGATTTTATCCAAAGCATTGGATGACAAGCGGGCATTGACCCAGCAAGAACAGACCGAGATCAACCAGATCCAGAAAAACATGCGTGATATCGGACTACGAACGCTCGGCGAGCATGAGACACAACAGAAAGCTATCCTCGAAAAAATGAAAGCTGAAGCTGGAGAAATCACAACTCGCCAGGCTGCGGAGGTTGCGAAGAACAGCGCAACTCAGAAAGAGCAATCCATCAAATCAGCGGAGGAGCAGTACAGTAAGGTAGTAGCGGAGATCATCCGCCAGCGGGATGAAACGAAGAGCATAAGTGCAGAGCAGGCCGACAAGCTCATTGCTGATGCCAAGAGGCAACGCGACGCTGCGGTTTCCAATGCCGAGGAAATGCACCAAAAGGTGGTTGACGCAGCCAAAGCCCAGGCCGGCGATCACTGGAAGGAAGTCGATTGGGAAACGGGGCAAGTAAAAAGTAAATGGGAAGTTTTCAAGGATGATGTTGGCCGAACCTGGGATGGCGTTGTCAAAGACACAAAGACCAACATAGAGAATCAGATTGAAGCCGTCCGTACTGGCTACATCCGGATGAAGATTGCCGCCGGCGAGAAGTTGGATGAATTTGTATCGTGGGTCTCATCTAAATGGCAGCCGATCGAAGTTTTTTTTAAAGGTATCGACCTACGAGAAATTGGGCGCAACGTTATAGATGGATTTATCGAAGGAATCAAGGAAAAGTTTAATTCGGTCAAAGATGTATTCGGAGACCTTGCAGGCGGCGTGGTGGAATGGATTAAGCAACCTCTCGGAATTAGGTCGCCATCTCGAGTCACAATGCAACTTGGTCGCTTTACAGGGGAAGGGATGGCACTCGGCATCAGGGATAGCTTAGATGATATCCGGCGCCAATCAGCAGCAATGGCAGCAGCAGCCACTCCGTTGATGCAATCTGTCCAAGTGCCAGGAGGTAACGTTTCTGCCATGTCTGCAGATTCGAACAGAGGGCAACCGACAGCAGGATGGTCCAGCATTAACTTTGAAGGTATGTTTGCAGGAGCTGTTTTTAACATTCGAAAGGACGATGACATAAAGAAATTGGCAATGGAGTTGGTCCAGGAGTTTATGTCCATCGCCCAAAACGAGTCTAGGGCCAGAGGGGGACTGATGCCGTCATGAGTGTTAAGACTTTAGCCGGCAAGACGCCCCGGGAAATGGGGATGATAGTGCTTCGAGGATCGCAGCGTTCTGGTCTTCCGAGCACACGCGACAAGTCGGTAGCAATTCCCGGAAAAAATGGGGAGCTTGATTATGGCGCTGACATGCATCCGCGGCTATTTGTCTTGGAATGCGCATTTGCTGCAAGAAACTCACTCGAACTGCAGCTGCGAATTGAAGGCCTGGCCAGATTAATGGTGGATAGTTATGGGAGGCCGCGAACTGTCGAATTGGTTTTCAATGCCCACCCAGACCGGTCTTACAGCGTACGGTATAGTGGCGCATTTACAATTGAACGAATAGCGGGACTGGGGAAGTTCTCCTTGCCATTGACCGCCTACGAACCTTATTCTCACGGATTAGAGCAATTATGGGAACAGACGGTGGTGACGTCGCCACGAACTTTTACAATTAATTCGGAGGGCGATATTCGGACTGAGCCGGTCATTGAGCTAACCAATACAGGCAGCACAACCATTACGAATTTCCGCATTCAGAATGAGTACGAAATAGACCAAGGATAGGAGTGATCATCTTGCCACTTTCAAACACGCTTGCAACGGCGCTGCTCAATCAGGTATTCCGTAATACGGCCTACACACGGCCTACAACCATTTACGTAGCTCTTTATACCTCAAACCCTACAGGCGCTGACACAGGCACGGAGGTTACAGGCGGGGGTTATGTGAGACAGGCCATCACGTTTAGCGCTCCGACAAATGACTCTTATAACGAATACAACAATAAGACCGGGCAACTCGGGACAGTCACAAAGCCGACGAGTAAAAATAGCGCGGAAATTGTATTCCCAATTGCTACAGCCGATTGGGGTACGATAACGCATATTGGATTGCGGGATGCAGCCACAGGCGGCACGTTGCTGTCCTATGATCAAATCAACAACCCGCGGACGGTTCTGGCGAACGACCGGTTGCGGCTTCCGATCGATGCCATTATCCAGACCATGAGGTAAGAGGGGGCCGAACGATGTTCAATCGCGGCTTTTATAACCGTATGCCCTTTAACCGATTCGCTGTCGTGGACATTTTTGCTGCGGTGAGGATTGACGGATTCGGGGATTTGACCGCCCGTACAGTCGCGGAGATGTACACCGGGGCGAGGGTCGATGGGCATGGGGACTTACAGGCGGATGCGACACGGGAGATTTTCTTTGGGATAACGATGGATGGGCAGGGCGACCTGTCCGCAACCATTAGCCGTGAGGTCTTTCAAGGGGCTGTCATTGACGGCCGGGGCGATCTGTCTGCGGATGCCCGCCGCTATCATGTGGACGTGCTGGAGTTTACCGGAAACTTTGCTCCGGGTGACAAGATCGTTATCGATTCCAAGCAGCTATCTGTAACCAAAAATGGTGTGAACATCCTTCATAATTTTACGGGGGATTTCTTTAACCTGAACGTCGGCAACAACGATTTCTTGTATCAAGATACGGCAGCGGGGCGGTCAGTGCTGATCCGCATCACACACCGAGACAAATTTGTGTAGGAGGTCCATATGCATGATATCGAACTGATTATTGTTGACATAAATAAGGATCTTTGCCGGGAAATTCAGGTATGCTTTGAAGGATTGGAACGCGTCTCGGTCGTCAACGGGTCATTCACTGACATCAAAGAATGGGACTGCATAATCACTCCCGGAAACAGTTACGGGATCATGGATGGCGGGTTTGATTTGCACGTCTCTAGATTCTTCGGGCCTCAACTGGAGCATCGGGTGCGAGGATACATTTTTGCAATGCATGCAAGTATCCAGCCAGTTGGAACGGCATTGATTGTCCCAACCAAAGATCAAAAGCATCCTTATGTGGCTTACGCTCCGACAATGCGGACACCCATGCCGATCTTTGGAACAATCAATGTCTTTTTGGCAATGAAAGCGGCTCTACAGGCTATCCAAAATCATAATGATACCTGTTCGCAAGATGGGTGCCGGCCTATTCGAAAAGTGATTTGCCCTGGTTTTGGAACAGCAACCGGACATGTCGCATATGACGTTGCAGCACATCAAATGCGCATCGCATACGAATTAGTCTACGAACCTCTGCGGCGTGTAACATGGGAAAAGGTTGAAGAATTCGAGCGCAAGCTTGCCAGGAGGACAACATGCCGAACGCTCCGATAACCATCTATGATAACCAGATGCGCCGAGTGGCATACCTGCAAAATGCCTTTGGTATTAGCTACGAGACGCCGTTCAATGGGTTATGGACGGCGTCTTTTTCATTGCCTGCAAATGACCCTAAGTCAGTTGAATGCAAGCCTCTGTATTTTGTCGAGGTTTACGACGAGCGGGAGCGTGTGGAACTGTTCCGCATACTCCCTCAGACGGCCCGGCGCAGCGCTGATGGCCAGACGGTCACCTATAGCTGTGAGCATGTCCTAGCGACGCTGCTGGATGACGTGCTGTTCCAGTACCACACGGTGGGCAACCTTGGCTATCCGACGGCAAATGTGCTGCAGTATATCCTGAGCAATCAGACCGTCAAACGTTGGCAGCTCGGTTCGGTCGGGATCAGCAGGCAATTTGAGTACAACTGGGAGAACGAGACACTTCTGGCCGCGCTAATCAGCGTCCCAAGGCCATTCACGGAGCAATACCAATGGACCTATGACACAACGGTCTACCCTTGGCGCATTAACCTTGTTGAGCCGCCGCAGCTTGTAGAGGCGTATATCCGGTATGGCGTCAACATGCAAGGCGTAGAAAAGACTGTCGATCCCACTAACCTCTGCAACCGAATCTATGGCCTTGGATACGGCGAGGGCGTCAATCAGCTTACGTTTGCAGAGATCAACGCTGGCCGACCATATATTGAGGATGCAGCCTCCCAAGCTCAGTATGGGGTAATTTCCCGCGTCATGGCGGATCGGAGGTTCGAATATCCAGAAACCCTGCTTGCTCGCTGTGAGGCGCTTCTATCCGAGCTTAAGCAGCCTCGTATCACGTACACGGTGGCGGCTTCTGAGATTGGAAGGTTCTCAGACACACCTATCTACAAGTTTTATAGCGGGGCGTTGGTCCGCGTGCAAGATAAGGAAATGGGGATTGACTTCACGGCGCGCGTTGTCAACAAAAGGAAGCGGGACGTTCGCGGACAACCAGGGGCGGTGGAACTGGAGATTGCCAATCGACCACAGGATATTGCTGGAACCATCGCGGACCTTGCCAATCGGCAGCGAATTGGAGAAGTATACGCTCAAGGAGCTACCAACCTAGACTCCCATGACTTTGCTGATAACTGCGACCCAACTCATCCTGCCGTGCTGCGCTTCCGCATTGACGAGCAGGCAGTCCGGGTTAACAAGGTTCTATTATCGTACAAGTCGGAGGCGTTTCGAGGATATAACAGGCCAATCCAAGCGGCTCCTGCGGTTTCCTCCGGGCCAAGCAGCAAGACAACCACAGCGAGCGGCGGCGGGCAGACGAGCGGCTCAAGCAGTGCCACTACAACGGCGGCAGGTGGGGCGACAACGAGCGGGCCGAGCAGCACGACGACAACTAATCCTAGTGGTGCTAATAATTTGGAAACTCCTACAGAAGGGGATTTCTGGCCTTTTACTTATAACTATGGGCCAGGGGACGTGATGTCATTTACAGGACTACATGATCACGGAATCAGCGCTGGTGTCCAACTTATGACAGTCGGTGGCGGTTATGTGACATGGGTTCCATCGGGGAATCATAGACATGGGCTAGTTCACCATTACCACAAGTATGCTACCCTTGACCACACTCATGGTATGGATCATACACACACGATAGGAAGCCATGTCCATAACATGGAACATACGCATCAAATCGCTTCACACACCCATGATATGGACCATACACATGAAATACCAGCACACAATCACGAAATGGAGTATGGAATCTTCGAGGGGCCAATACCTTCTGCAATTATGGTAAAAGTAGATGGGGTAGTTATTCCGGGTTTGGGGACGAATGCGGACGATATTGATATCATCCCTTATTTATCAAAGGATGGAGGGGGGAAGATAAACCGAGGCTGGCATAATGTTGAGGTGATACCAAACAGCCTCGGGAGGATCGTAGCCAGCATTAACACCCAAGTGTTCTGCCAGTCTAGAGGGGGCGGAGATTT